ATCTACTGCATTAGCAGATGCTTTAATTAGTTGTAACATAATCTTAGCTCTTGTAAAGATATTTGATTTTTGATACAACTCACCTAATCTCTGGCACTCTTGATTTGCACTATCATATAATGATTGAGCATCTATTATGTTTGTCTTTGCCATATTATTCTCCAGTAATTTCTTGTAATAGTCTTGACATTTCATTTGCTACAAGTTTGTAAGCATCTTGGATTTCATTGTTTTCTGGATTGTAAATATTACAAGCAGAAGCTGTTGTTTTACATTTAGTTAGAACTGCAACTACTTGTCTTTGAGAACAAGATGCATCTATTTCTCTAGGAATATTAGTATAACCATTTTCTATTGCTGATTGTAATGAAATCATTTGTACATATGCAGTCAATGGTTCTTTTGCTGTTTTATAATCTAAAGTATCTGCATTTAATGCATACCATTTTAGTTTAACTTCGTCTATTTCTTTATCTTGTCCAAATGCTGAAGCTATTGCACATTTGATTGAATTCATACCTTCTGGAGTAATATACTCTGATTCATTGAATGCAATCATAGATTTTGAGAACTCATCTGATTGGATATGATAGTGGTATCCAGCATCGTAAAGTCTACCTCTATAGTCTGGATGCCAATTGAAATAGATTGGTTTTCCTATCATGTGTGGCATAGTAGCTTTTCTTACTTCCCAAATAGAATGCTTTTCTTCTAAGTCTTTATTTGGTTCTTCTAGGTCTAAATCTAGAATAGTAAATGCTGTTTTATTCATAGTATCTAAAGCAGTTGTTTCTGTAATTTCCCATTTGTATGCACCTAATGGTCTATGAATAGTAGTTGGTTCAAAGTTTGGTAATGGATAATACTCTTTTGATTCTTCTATTCTATACAATGGTTTACATTTTAAATATCCATTTACAGTTGTGTACATTTCATACATATTGTTTGGATAAACATCGTCTGGAATATAGTTGGATGCGAAGAATATTAGTTCAGATGCTACTTGATGTGCATCTTGTACTGAATCTAATTCTTTATCACCAGCTAGTATTGCACTTGCTATTGTACCTATTGCAGATTGGATTGTTTGATGAGAATCAGATGTTGCATAAGCAAATGCTATTCTATCGTGGTTTGTAAAGTCTGCCAATACAGATTTAACTAACTGTTCTTCTTTAGTTGTTGATCTACTGAAATTGTAGAAATCTCTGATTATTTGTTGCACATATGCACATATATCTGTGTTAACAAAAGCATCGAATGCTTTTTGATTGAACTCTTTGAAATTTAATTTTTCTTCCATATTATTTTCCTTTTAACAATTTTATTTATTTAACAACTCTACTCTGGTACTTATGACAATTTATATGTGTATATCTTCTGAGATACAAGATACTCACTTTCTTTCCATTCTATGTATTGATTCTCAATCCATATACTTTTATTTTTTTCTAATCTACTTACTGAATGTTGTTCTATAAAAGTTTTAGCAATTCCAAAGAAAGCTAATAGTCTTATTTTAAATGGTACTCCAAACTTTGTAAGTTTTATATTGTTTACTTTTTGGCATTATCTCTGGCTCCCTTGGTTAATACCTACTTGTTCTTGATTTATGAATATCGAATCTTGTAATTACATCTATAGATTCTATTTCATCTAACTGTACTTTTATATCAGCAATTGTTGATATAGATGCTTTGAATGGTTCAACAATTACTCTGGTACTACATAATAGTTCTAACTGTTTTTGATGATATGCTACTGTTCTAGCATCCAATGGTTTTATGTTTGTCATCCAAAATCCTTTTATATCTTATTTTTACTTTTAAGTCGAAACCAACTCCTAAGAGTTAGTTTCTAATTTGTGCTACGATAATTTCGATAGCTTGTTCTTGACTAAGTCCTGCCTCAACTAATGTTGATACAAGTACTAATTTTTGTTTGATAATCATTTCATCTAGTTGTAGATTTAATGCATTCATACCTTTTCTGAAAGCTTTTACTAATTCAGATGTACCTTCAGTTATTTCAGAGATTATTTCTGTTGTGTCTTGAAACACACCTTTTGATGTTTGCCAAATGCTTTTGTCGTTCTCTGCTTTACTCATTAGGTCGGCAAAGCTATATGTTTCTTTTACTACTGGTGCTGACATTTTATTTTCCTTTATGTCTTGGTTTATTGTTGGCTCTATACTAGAGATTCCTTCGTCCGATAAAGCTATTAGCTATTTAGCTCTATAACTTTGTTATGTTGTTATCTGTTTACCATTGAGTTTATAGATTTACATTCTTCTAGTGTTGAACATAATGTTCCATCTATTGCTATGTAGTATGACATTGTATCTTTCCTTTGATGTTCTATGTAGTACCAGAGAAGAGTAATTTAATACTTAATTATCTGGTACTACATATTGTGGTTATTTTTATATCTTTTATTGAAACTTTATTTGCAAGGAGAGGTTGAAGTCTCCTTGAAGTTTTGATTACGCACCTAATTTTGCAAATCTTGAAGCGATGCTATCTGTTGTAACTACTGGTCTATCCGCTTGTTCATCGGCACTCATGAATGAATGATGTATTCCAACTTCAACTAATTTGTTCAAGTAGAACTCACCTTCAGCTTTGTTAGCTTTTAAGAAACTGATGTTTCCAAACCAAATTGGTTGACCACCCTCAATAGTTGGTTCATCATAGATTTTGAAAGTTACAAATTCTGCTTGTTTAGCTCCACCTAATTTTGCTCCAGATGCTGGTGCTACTAATTTTAATTCTGACATTTTATGTCCTTTTTTATGAGTAAGATATATCAAACTTTTCAATTTAAAATTTCAAATTTTGATACTCGAAAGACTAGCATAGCCAGATCAGTAACCAATCAGAAATCGAAGGAGGTACGACTGGTACCAACAAGAGAGAGTTGGACACAAGCCGTTAGGCAAAGAGTACCCAAGGAAGCTGGAACATTAGTAGAACTAGAACTAAGCTGACAGGCTGAGTGATATATAACTGGTACTTATGATATGCACCTATAGTTATCTTGTAAGTGAAGCAATGTGAAGTAATATATATTGGGATAAGAGATGTGAAGCACAGATAAGAATGAGTAGAAGCCTATAAAGACTTCTTAAATTGTTTGCCTCTTAATGAAGCACCATAACGATATACACAAGACAATCGAAGTTGTCTGTCTGAGAAGAACTTAAGCTTTTGCACTATACTTGTCCATAAGTCTTTGTCTTGATTCTTGCTTCATATCTATAAGTTCATATCTAGCTAGTTCTATAACATCTGCTACTGCTTTAGCTGATTGAGAGATAGTATTAGCTACATCTCCAACTGTTTGTCTAACACCTGAACGCTCTGATACTGATTGGATGTCTTTACTGAATAGAGAAGCCATGTCGATATTGTTTGTTGTTGCCATAGGAAAATCCTTGTTTATGATAAAAGATATATATGTCAATAACCACAAAGACATATACTCGAAAGACTAGCATAGGTTACAAGAGGTACGATTGTAACAAGAAGTAGGATAGATATGCAGTACTCGTTGAGGTTGGTACATGTTCCACTAGAGCAGAAGTGAAGCAAGAATAAAAAGGGTACCAACCAAGAGTACCAAGTACCTAGGGGGTATGATTTGAATTTGTAGGCTGTGGGAGTAGAAGCTACACTGTACATAAAATATATTTTTTTTCTCAGAATTAAACCTTAAACTAAACTTAAGAACTATGCTCATCTATACATAAAATATAAAAAATTTGTTCATACCTTCCTTAATTCTACCTTAAACTACACTACACTATATTCCCTATGTACTCTATATATAAATAGGTAATATAAATCAATCGGTCAGCCTAAATAGTCAATCGGTCTATAGACCGAAATTTTACTGTTTTTTAGTGCTCTGAATACGTTAACGACGGTAGTTAGATATTCGTTTTCGCTGTTTTTAATAGTTGCTCTTGACAAATCGGTCAGAACTATATATAATTACAAAACTAAAATAAGGACAGCAACATGAAATTTACTGAACCAAAATATTACAGCATAGATGAACTATCAATTCATCCAGAGGCTAATGCTACACCAATAATGACATTGGAACAATATAATGCTCTAAAGCTAGACATTGAAAAGAATGGACAAATAGATCCAGTTATTTTGTTTAGAGGAAAGATAGTTGATGGTAGACATAGATACAAAATACTGTCTGAACTTTTATACAAAACAATATCAGGAATCAGTATGCCAAACAATTCAACACTTACTGAAATAAAATCACTTGTTAAAAGTAAAGAAACTCATAGACATCAAACACCTACTCAACTTGCTATATATGCATATAGACAAATGATTAAACATAATGAAGATCAAAAGAACAAAGATAAGTATATGACTCAATCAGATGCTGCTAAAGAATTTGGAGTTGCAGTAAAACAAATTGGTAGAACAGCAAGAATAGATACAAAACTTTTAAGACCTGATATATTAGATAGTCTATTTGATGGAAACAAATTTAACATTGGAACAATGCATAGACCATTATTAACAGACAGTCTTCAATCAGTAATAAATTACCTTGACAAGATAAGCGCTGAACAATCAACTGTATTATCAGATATAGTATTTGAAGAACAACTAACAGAAGAAGACAATCTTGTTGTAGCAAAGATAATGAACATAGCACGAGATCAAAAAAGAATTGTTAGAGAAGCATTATCTAAAAAACTATATGCTGAACTAAATGACTTACCAGATGAATAAACATAATCAGTATAAGAGCTGGTACTCATCAGTGTAGCTAGAGCGAAGACGAAGTAGCTGCGACAGCAGCAATGAGGATGAGTCTCTAAGCGGAACTGATTATCTAACTACAAATAACAATACCAAACTATAGGAGCCAGAGAAATGAAGAATGTTGTTAGAATATATAACTCAAATATTACACTAGTTGAAAAAGTATATCTATGCTATGGAAGAAAAGCATATGATAAGTTCTGTAAGAAAAGATTTAAAACACAAGAGAGCCAGATTATAACTAAAGGTGGTGTTACATCTCTATGGGATAAACATAATGGAAGTTTTGAATGTGCTATTGGTGTATTGAAAATAGACAATGTTATTCAGCTAAAAGGATTGGTAGTACACGAGATTACTCATGCTACAGATTTTATCATGAGACATAATGATTTAACTGATATGGAATTCAGAGCATATTGCAATCAAGCTATGTATCAAACAGCTATAGAATTTATAGACAAGATAGTTTCTAAAAAGAAGAAAGTAAAATAAACGCCATTGTATCTTACCAGTTATGTTTAAGTTATGTGTATGTATAATATGTGCATAAAATAAACATAATAGGAATTAAGATGGTAAAAGAAGAAAAGATTAGGCTGAAGCCAATAAGACGAACAACATTATTAGATGATGTCACTATAAAGATATTAGAAGACTATGGAATGAATAAATCTGGTACTACAAATATAAGTAGTGCTATACGACATATGGCTAGAGATTTTGATAGCAGGAGTAAAAAATGAGTGAAACTATAGATGATAATAAACAACTAGAACTTATAAATAAAGGTGATTCGCCTACTTGTAAAAGTCAAAATATCACAAAGGAAAAACTACAGAAGTTTATGCCTAGAGGTACAAATGCTAAAGTAACAGATGAAATACTAGAGATAATTCATAATATAGAAGATGATACTGGATTGAATCAATCATATGCTGAAGAACGAGTTATGAGTTGTATTCATTTAATGGGAAAGCAAGGTGTTACGTTAGAAAAGCTTGTTAATGCTGTTAAGTTCTGTACATTGAAACAACACATGACAAATAAGAAAGCATGGGCTATTACATTTCCTGATGAATATGATAGAATTGTAGCAAGAAATATGGAAGTAGATAGTCATGTATCTATGTTTAATTCTACATATTTAGTAATTGAAATAGACAAGATGATGATAGTACCATTTCATTTGTTGTACAACAAGATAAAACATGAAGCTCTTGAGGTTCAAGTTAATTTAATGAGAGGAATTGGAGCTAATGATGATGATAGAGTTACTCCACATATTCAACATTTAGCAGCGAAGACTGTATCTGAAATACTTAAAAGTCCAGAAGAAAATAGTATTGAACTTAAAATTGGTGCTAGTGATGCTGTATTGGCTCAACAACAAGAACTTAATGATCATCTTGCTGAGATTGTTGCTAATCAAAGAAAAGCTTTTCAGCAAGGAAAAGATGTATCTGAACTTCAAAGAATTCATGTTGCAAATAAAGATAGAAATTATGAAGAACCAGAAGACATAATCTATGATGATGAGGAATAGAATATGCATATAAGTCCAGAAAAACTTGGAGAAGAATTATCCTTAATATATCCACGAGGAATTGATCCTCACTGTGGATACAAAGTTGGAAGTGATGGAATAGTTATGGAAGCATTTGAAGATGGTAGAATTACTGTTGACAAGCTTCTTGATAATATAGATTTAAAGTTAGATTGGTATGTACCATCTGACTTTGCTATTGAGTTTATTATATTCATTAGGCTTGTGTTGGGTGAAGAACCTGAAAATACATCTCCTAAAGCTCATTACTTTTTTATAGATTGTGTATTTCAACAACCTAATGTTAAACCATTTTTTATGGTTAGAAATATAGACTTTGAAGCGCTTAAAGATAGAGTTGTAATTTTAGCTAGTCGTGAATTTAGTAAGTCAACTTTAGTTGCATATCTAATATTATATATGGCTGCTAAAGGACGAGTTCCTGGGTTTGGTAGAGTTAACTATGGATTGTATGTTGCAGACTCTATGCGTAATAATGTTGAAACTACAATGACTACAATCAAGAAAGTATATCAAGAAAGTAAATACTTAAAAGGTTTATTTGAAGATACAAGACTTATACAAACAGAAGTAAGTTTTATTAGAAAGCCTAGAACTAAAAAAGAAATGGAAGCATATGAATTAGCTGTTACGGTTGAAAAACTAAGACCAGAAGAAGTACCAGGTCGAATGAAGCGAACATTTACATTGGTTGGTATTGGAGCAAATACTGGTGGTAGGGGATCAAGAGATGGACTTGCCAGACCAGACTTTACAATATTTGATGATATTCTTCCTAGTGAAGCTGAAGCAAATAGTGATGCTATTTTATCAAAAGTTGAATCAACAATTGAATCAGATATTTTACCAGGTATGAATAATAATGGAAACTTCTCAATTATGATTGGTACTCCATACTCAAAAAAAGATCCAGTATATAGAAGAATTGAACAGGGAACTTGGTTGCCAGTTGTGTTTCCACGAGGCAACAAACTACCTACTGATGAGAAAACATTTGTTAGTGTCTGGGAAGATAGACATAGTTACAAGAACTGTAGAAAAGATTATGTTAGAGCTATGAAAGCTAAAGAGATGGGAGATGGGTCCAAGATGCGTTCATTACTTCAAGAGCACTATTTGAGAATTAGTAGTGATGAGGATAGAATGATAAGCGAATCAATGGTTCAATGGTATAGTAGAGTAGATATAGAAAAAAGAATTAGTCAATATAATTTATACATGACAACTGACTTTACAACAACTGGTACTTCTGGTTCTGACATGAGTGGAATTGCTACCTGGGCAATGGGGCAAAACAATGATATATTTTTATTAGATTTATGTTTGCGAAGACAAGAAATTGAAACTCAATATGATGAAGTATTTAGAATGGTAAACTACTGGACAAAAAATAATCCAAGGGGAGTAACAGTTGGTATAGAAGTTGATGGTCAACAAAAGAGTCATATCTATTCACTAAAAGAAAAAATGATTAAAAGAAATGAATGGTTTACAATTGGAAAACAAAAGGGAGCAAAGCCTGGCTCTGAAGGTATATTAAGTAGACTTGAAAAAGGAAACAAGCATTGGAGATTTAGAATGATGCTTCCATTGTTTCAAAATAAAAAGATTTGGTTTCCATATGAATTAGAAGATACAAATGATATGAGAGAATTAATGGAACAAATCAAATATGCAACATATACTGGATTTGGAACTAAATGTGATGATGGAGCCGATTTGATATCACAACTTGGAATGCTAGATGTAATATATCCAATGAAGTCTATGTATGACGAAGATGGTCCTGAAGAATATAGATATAGTGCTGCAATAGATGGTGGAAAAACTGGACCAAAAAGATCTCATGGAAGTTATTATAAAAGTTCACATAGTAAAGATAAAGAAGATAGTATGTATTCATTGTATAACTAGTAACACAATCTCTGGTACTCTTGATTGGATACAAAATTAAGTAACTATATACATGTAGTACCAGAGATGTTTAAGCAAATATTTTGTACAATATAACAAAATTATAATAGGAGAATTCATATGACGTATGGTTCACTAAAAAGCTTAGTATCTGGATTATTGCTTGGTGATAATATGATACCAAAAGATGATGCAGTAATGAAAGCATTATTATCATATGCATATAGTATGATTTCTGATAAAGCTGAAGCACTTCATTTATTAACTTTAGATAAAAAAGGTGACATAAATAGATTTGCTACTGGAGAATATCTAATGCGAAATCCAGAACTTCCAGAAGACGATAGTTCTGAACTTGACATAGATGAAGAGTTATGTTTTGTTACTGCTAGATATATTGCATCAATGCTTAGCAAGGAAAAAACTGCATTGCATCAACAATATGGAGATGATGCAATATTAAAATATAATGGAAAAGTTTATCAGATATTAGATAATTTAACAAAAGTACCAGAGGTTGTATTATGAGTAGTATTGTAAGTAGATTTATAAAAACATGTGACGATTCTACTGTTCAGGAATGCACAACTGGAACAGAGAAGATAGCATATGCAATTGATTCAATGCAAGAAGGAATTCCATATACAATAGATAAAAACATATTAGATGAAAATATATATGTATGGAATAAGAGTTTTATAGATAGAGTATTGCTTTCGTTTAGTACTACAATTATGCAATCATTTAGTAAAAAAGAAAAAGATTTATTTGATAGATATAGAAGTTTTATAATATATGAAGTTACAAATATTGTTGATGAAGATGTATTAAAGCTTGACGAATATATAGGAACATTAGGAGTTACTGCATGAATAGTTTTATAGAAAATGTAAACTACTTGGCTGGTTTAGATAATAAATATGGAGATAGATGCGAGTTCTTAAAAACAAATTTATCGTTAAGAAATGTTCAAAATAATATAACTTTTAAAGCTAGTTATTTTGTATATGAAACTATGAGTATACAGTCAGTTGAGTATTCAATGTCTGGAGCTATATATTCTGATTTAAATGCAATATTTACTGAATTTAAAAATGTAGTTGATGCAACTGGATATTTTACCTCTGATTTTACATTATCAGATAATAACAATGGATTTTTAGTACATAGTATAGCATTTAATATTAATAGTATAAATACAAAAGTAAAATTATCTGATATAGAATTCACAGCAACTCAAACAGTTGGTGGATTACAAATATATCATTTACATGGAAATGTAATTAATAGTTTAAAAATTTTACCAACACTTGCACTATTTGATCAATCAATATTAGATGGTGTTATAGCAGTTGGACAATATCCAGATGAAGTTGTAACTGTTTCCAATAATATTGGAAGTGTTGCTGTTGTTTCTACTAATATTGCAAATATAAATAATGTTGGGAATAGCATAGCAAATGTTAATACAGTAGGTGTAAATATTTCTAACGTAAATACTACTGCTACTGATATAACAAATGTTAATTCAGTTGCTGGAAGTATTACAAATGTAAATACTGTATCAACAAATATTACTGATGTAAATACTGTTTCAGATAATATTTCAAATGTAAATTCTACTGGAAGTAATATATCAAATGTAAATATAGTTTCTACTAGTATTGCAAATGTTAATGCTGTTGGAACTAACATATTAGATGTTAATACAGTATCAACAAATATTATTGATGTTGTTGCTGTTGGAGATAATATTGGAAATGTTGTAACCGTTAGTGGAAGTGTTAATAATATAAATACAATAGCACCTAGTATAGCAAACGTTGATTTAGTTGGTCCAGATATATCAAGTGTAGTAATCGTTGCAAATAATATTGGTGCTGTAGTTACAGATGCAAATAATATTGGAAATATAAATATAGTTGCAAATGATTTAAGTTTGTCTGGATATTCAAATTTATTAGATGCTGGAAGTATAGTTGATAGTGTTATTTCTGATCCAGTTGGTATATCAGTTATTGAAACAGTTGCAGAAAATATTGTAAATGTAAATAACACTGGTTCTAGTATTACTAATGTAAACACAGTTGGAAATAATATAACAAATGTAAATTTAGTAGCAACTCAAATTGTACCAAATTTGGCTGAGATTTTATTAGCAGATGATAACGCAGCAACTGCTACTATAAAAGCAGCAGAAGCTTTAGCTAGTGAAAATAAAGCACATAAGTGGGCTGATGAATTAGAAAATGTTCCAGTTGTTGGTACAATTGGATTAGATGATGAATATAGTGCATATCACTGGGCTAAGAAAGCAGAAGCTGCAGCAGGTGGAAGTATCACATTAGATAGTTTGTATGATGTTGATGCTACTGGTGTTTTAGATGGTGGAATATTAAGATATGATACTACAACAAGTACGTGGGTTGATTATGATTTTAATAATAATCCTATATTAGGTTTGGATAAAACATATGCTGGATTAACTCTTGAGGGTCAAATAACTTGGAATAGTACCGAAGGTACAGCTAATTTAGGATTGCCAAGTGGAAGTACTCTGCAGATTGGACAAGAAAATATTAGAACAATTAGAAATTCAACTGCAATTACCATAGAAAATGGAACATTATGTATGTTCGATGGAACAATTGGAAATAGTGGAAGAATAAAGGTTAAACCATTTACTGCTGGGTTCAATGAAGCAATGTATTTATATGGAGTAGCAACACAAGATATCATATCTGGTACTGATGGCATAATTACTATTGAAGGTAAAGTTAGAGGTATTGATACTACTGGGGCATCTGTAGGCGAAGTATGGGCTGATGAAGATATATTGTATGCTAAACCAAACGATAACGGAATGATGACAAATGTTATGCCTGCAGATAATGAATTGAAATTGGTTGTTGCAACGGTAATTCATGCACATTCTACAAATGGAATATTAGAAATAAGATTTACTCCAATGAACGAGAATGCAATATATAATTTGTATTCAAATGCTGGAGATATTCTAGTTGGTACAGGTGAGCACTCTGCGTCAATATTGCAAAAAGGATTGCCAACTCAAGTATTGAGAGTTAAGGCTGACGGAAGCGGATTAGAGTTTTCTTCACCATCTGCCGCAACTATAGGTACAGATACAACTTTATATTTAGATGCAACATCTGCGTTTTCAGATAATTTATCTTTATCTGGAATTCCTTCTATTTATTCTGAACAAACTAGTACTTCTACTATTTCTTCTGGAAGTGTTGGATTCTTAGAAAGATTTGTGTCTGCTCCTCTTGGAGTAAACACAATACCAGCTGGTACATGGACATTTAATACATATGCATCAGTTGATAGTAGTGTTGGTATATCTAATATTATTATAAGAGTTAATAGAAGAATTGATAAACATGGGATGACTGCAACGTTTACTGGCTCTGGACTAACTAGAACATTGACTGTTACAGGCGGAAATCCGTTTTATCCGTCTGATGCAACATCTAGTGTTTTGACGGCAACACTTATTGAAACACCAACACAAACTGCATGGATCAATAGTTATATTTCTAGTAATCAGGTTGTAGTTACGGTTACTGATATTGGATATGTAAATGAGACAAACGTATCTTTTAGTGGACTGTATTACTTGGTTTTATCTGATACATCTAGTGAACTTGCGGTTGGGGTAGATTTTTATCAAAATACAACAGTTTTTGGCGAGATTATTGTTGATCCAGAAGACAGACTTGTTGTTGCATATTTTTGTCAAACAAGCAGTGTAAACAGAATAATTACGCTATACTACGGAGGAGAATCAAGATATAGCAATATTATTATTCCATCTTTACTTGATGTGTATACAAAAGCTGAAACAGATGGACTTATTGATGGACTTGTTCCGCTAAGTGGAGATTTTATTTTAGATTTAGGAGGCTTATAATACATGGCTAAACAAGTACAATTTAGGGGCGGCACAACTGCTCAACATTCCGTATTTACTGGAGCTAATAGAGAAATAACAGTTGATACAGACAAAGATACTCTTGTTGTTCATGATGGAACAACTGTTGGTGGATTTCCATTAGCTAGAGAAAGTGTTGTAACAAGTGGATTATCTACAAAGGTAGACAAAAATACTGATATCGCTGGAGGAACTGGAACTAAAGTTACGTATGATTCAAAAGGATTAGTAACATCAAGTACTACTCCGACTACAATTGCTGGTTATAGTATTTTAGATGTATATACAAAAACTGAAGTAGATAATAAAATTGCTGAATTAGTAGATTCTGCTCCAGGAACATTGGATACATTAAATGAGCTTGCTGCTGCACTCGGAGATGATCCGAACTTTGCAACAACAGTTACAAATAGTATTGCAACAAAAGTAGTTAAAAATACTGATATAACTGCTGGAACAAATACTAAGATTACTTATGATGCTAAAGGTCTAGTTACTGATGGGAGCACACCTACAACATTAGCTGGATACAGTATAGCAAATGCTTACACTAAGACAGAAGTTGATTCAGCCCTGGCTCTGAAAGTTGATGACACTGAAATTACTAGTGTTAATTTACTAAGAGCAGATAAATATTTATCTGCACAAAATGTAGTAAAGATGACATATGATGTTAATAAAAAATTAATAAAAGTACAGTATAATAATGCAACAGATGTAGACTATGAAGTATTATCATATACTGATGGAAAACTTACAAATGTAGCACATTATGTAGGTAGTGTATTAAAAGGTAATACGGTTTTAACATATGCTGGTGGTTTATTAGACAATGCACCATTCATAGCAGTATAAGGAGATAAGATGGATATAATTTCATTTAATGAAGCTGCTACAGCTAACAGTAGAATAGAAAAATTTAATGCAAATCCAGATAGTACATCTGGAGTAGTAACAACTCCTAAAGTAATTGCTGCTGGAGAAACAATCACAATTCCTACTGGAAGAATGGCTGTGCTACCTAATTTACAAATAGACGGTACATTGGATATTCAAGGTGATGTATTTATACCAAGTGGTAGTACGTTTGGAGATTTAGAATCTCAGATTGCATTAAAAGCACCATTGGCTAGTCCAGCATTTACTGGTACACCAACTGCACCTACACAAACTGCTAGTGATAATTCAACTAAGTTAGCAACAACAGCTTATGTTGATGGCAAGTTTACAAGAGGTACAGCAGTAGCAGCAAGTGGTACAAGTATTGACTTTACTGGGATACCATCTTGGGTTAAAAAAATTACTGTTATGATTGATAGTGTAAGCACAAATGGAGCTTCTATCCCTCAAATACAAATAGGCTCTGTTGCAATACAAACAAGTGGTTATGCTGGTGTTGGAGCAACTTGTTTGTCTGGGAATGTACCACTTAATATCAACAGTACAACAGGTTTTATGATTGGAGCTGATGGCAATGCTACATACATAAGACAAGGAATCGCGACACTAGTAAATATATCAGGAAATAAGTGGTGTTTTAGTTATTTAGGCGGAATGAGTCATGCATCATATTTTCTTTTAGGCTCAGGAGTAGCTACTCTTTCAGGTGAACTTGATAGAATCAGAATAACAACAGTAAATGGAACAGATACATTTGATGCTGGAACAATTAATATACTTTACGAAGGATAAATATGCTTACACAAGAAAGATTAAAAGAACTATTTGTGTATAACCCAGACACAGGTGAGTTAATAGTTGCCAAAAATAGAAAAGGCAGCTCTAAGAAAATTGGAATGATAGCAGGGAGTATTACTAAAGCTGGATATATTGAGATAGATATTGATACAAAAAGATATACAGTACATAGATTAGCCTTCTTATATATGAACGGAAAATTTCCAGATAATGTAGTAGACCATATAAATGGTGTTAAAGATGATAATAGATTTTCTAATTTAGTAGAGTGTAGTCAGGCAGATAATAGACAAAATGTTATAAAAATAAAAAGTACAAATACTACTGGTTTTACTGGGGTATTTGTATATAAAGATAAGTATAGAGCAAAAATAAATATAGATGGAAAACAAGTCCATCTTGGTGAGTTTGATACTAAGGAATTAGCATCCGAAGCATATCAAAAAGCAAAAAGTAGCCTACATACACATTTTAGAAAAATACAAATGAGGGGTAACAAATGAGAATAGAAGTTAATATAGATGGAACTATAACTGAGCATGAAGACGCACCAGTAACTGAAAGAAGTCAAGAAGAAATTGAATTTGAGACTCTTCAAGCTAAGATTCAAGAAGCAGATGTGTATTTAGCTCAAACTGATTGGGTAGAAACTTATAAAATTAGACATGACTTAGGATTAGAGTTAATTCCTGAAGATAGTTCTAAATGGTTAGTAATAAATAAAAGAGAAGAATATAAATTATTCTTAAGAACTTTAGAAGGAGTTAATTAATGTCAACTGGAAATTTTAATATACAATCGTCAGGCGGAGGAATAATAAATGTAAAAGCACCTGAAGCTATTGCAATAAACGGTACTGTAACGTTTCCTAGTTCTGGTACGTTAGCAATTACTGATAGTCCAGTATTTACAGGAACTCCAACATTACCTACTGGTACTATTGGAATTACTCAAGCATCTGGAGACAATTCAACTAAATTAGCAACTACTGCTTTTGTTACAGGACAAGATTTAGGGGTAGGACAGACTTGGCAAGATATGACAGCAAGTAGAACTGTTGGAGTTACCTACACCAATACAACTGGAAAACCAATCACAGTGTGTTTATCCATTGATATTTCTGGTGCAGCCGGAGCTTTATATCGGGCAGCTGTTTCTGGCATAGTAGTATGGGATACTAAAGCATCATCTGCATATCAAGATTATGTTAATATTTTTTTAATAATTCCAACTGGCGGTACATATTCCGTTACACAAACTGCTGGGACATATGCAATTATGATATGGACAGAGTTAAGATAATGGAGAATAAAATGAAATACTACATAAATAAAAATAAAGAAATCTTCGGATTTGAATTAGATGGTTCACAAGACCACTTAATAAAAGATGATATGAGTCCAATTAGTTTAGAAGAAATAGAAGCTATTAATAAAGCTAAAGAGGATGAAGTTAAACAGACTATTGAGTATAAAAAAGCAGAAGCTTTAGCATACTTAGCAAGTACTGATTGGTATGTAACAAGAAAACTTGAAAAAGGTATTGAGATACCTGAAGAAGTAACTAAAAAGAGAGATGAAGCAAGAGAGATTGCTTAATGATTGAAATAATCCTAAACAGATTAAGAGGTACAGGTAATGTGTTCTGGAAGATAACAGGACTACACCTGTACGCTCTGTACGTATTCGTTGGAATAACAATGTTAAGTACTTGGTACTATGGATTAATAGCAGCTGGACTGTTTATCGCAGGAGAGAGCTTCTCTTGGGGTAAATGGGTAGGCTACTTAGTTGATTATGAAAATGAACATGAACCAGAATATAGTAGCAAGGTAGGAAAGGGTTTTCCATATATACACTATATAGCAGATACAATAGTAAGTGAAAAGAAAGACTACAAACTGTATTGTCAAGTTGCGTTATCGATTAGAGGATTCGTATGGTGGACTCCACTTGTAGTGTTTCTAGGTGTGACAGGACTGATTGATTGGTTAATAGTAGTTTCGAGTATATTAATGCTTAGTTTTGGATTTCCATTGGCTTGCATTATAGGTAGAAATTGGAAGTACAATAGAAAGTTTAGAGTGTTAGAGTTTAGACGAGGATGGGAAAATCAAGAGATAGTGTATGGACTTATACAGTTTTTATGTATAACATTACCACTAATAATTACAAAATATATAGTTTAGAACCAGATTTTTCTCTCTGGTTCTTCATATTAATTTAAGTATATCTTTGATAATATAAATTTTAATAAATAATTAAGTAGGGATATAATTTTACCAATGAACTATACTAACTCAATAAAATCAATGCTTACAAATATTTTACATGCAATAAATATATTTGATATACCTAGTTTGACTAGACAGATTAGTTGTGATGTTAAGCATATAAAGGCTTGTTACAATGATAGTAAAGCTGCAATAGAACAATATAGGAAAGATTTAGAAGAAGAACGAGAAAGCAGAATTAAAGAACAAAATTTGTTTGTTAGTGTATTGGATCACCTTGATGATATGGTTTGGTCAAAAGATATGAACGGAAGATATATAGTTGCAAACAAAGCATTTAGAGAAAAATTCTGTTACGGAATTAGTTGGAACGAACTACAAGGAAAAAATGATATTGAACTAGCTTTAAAATTTAAAAAATTAGTTGGAGAAGAAAATCATACATTTGGAGAAGTTTGCTGTAATTCAGATGTTGTAATTCATGAAACAAGACTTCCTAAGAAATTTTTAGAACACGGTAATATAAATGGTAAACTAATGAAACTTATAGTAAACAAAAGTCCAGTATATGATCATAATGGTTCAATGTTTGCTACATGTGGTACTGGAACAGATGTTACTGAATTACATGATTCTATAGAAAAAGTAGTTAATAATATTAATGATGGATGTTCGTGCTTTCAACATGAAGATGCACAAAAAATATTATTAGAACTTAATAAGTTTAAATTTGAGGTAGGTGATCATGTCAGAAAATAATGATGGATATGAAGTATTAAAATATAGAGTTGGTCAACTAGAAGACATGATTCGTCCACTTATGGATTTAGTTAACAACCTTGATAAGAAAATAGGGTTATTGACTCAGAAGATAGTTATAGCTACATTATTAGTTGGTGGAGTATTTCAAGGTGCTGGAGTATGGTATAGTGTTCATGGAGCAAACAAAGAACAATTTACAGAACCAGAGAAGAAAATATATTATGAATCAAGAGTTAGCGACACAGACAAGATTAAATCTCTAGAAGCAGAAATAGCTCAATTAAAAATAAAAAAATAAATAGGAGATTACATGGCACCATTATTAATACCAATAATTTCATTACTTGCAGAAAAAGGAATGAGTTTATTAAGTAAAGCAATAGACTCTGGTTCTGATAAAGCTGTAGAGTTTATTGAAGAAAAGACTGGTCTTAAGCTTACAGAACCAGAGATTAAAAAAATGTCTAGCGAAGATATTGCTAAACTAAAACAAGTAGAGATTGACTATGAACTTGAATTAATGAGATTAGCATTGGCTGATAAAGTAGAAGATAATAGACATGATGAAGCTGTAACTGGTGGAGTTATGAATGATAAACAAAATGCTAGAGGTAGTGAGCATTTATATATTCTTCAAACTGATATAGGAAAAAAAATATTTATACAAACAAGTATAATTATTCCATTATTAATAATGATAGATCTACTTCTTGTTAGTTATGCAAGTGATTTAAAGCTTAGTGAAGCAATGATTGCTGGTGTATCTACACTTATTGGTATAGCATTGAATAATGCATATAGAGAAAGACAATCAATTATAGAATTTCTTTTTGGAAGTTCTATTGGTTCAAAAATAAAGGATAAATAATGGCAACATTTGGAAAAAAATCACAAGATAAATTATCTACTGCTCATCCAAAACTACAATTAGTAATGAATGAAGCTATTAAAGCATATGATTTTACAGTATTGTATGGAAACAGAAGTGTTGACGAGCAATTTGAATTGTATAAGCAAGGTAGACAATTGCAGTCTGATGGAACATGGAAAAAAATTGGAAGTACTGTTACTGAGCTTGATGGTAAGATTAAAAAATCAAAACATAACTATAGTCCTTCATTGGCTGTAGATATTGCTCCGTATCCAATTGATTGGAATAATATACAAAGATTTAAAGATATGGCTAAGGTTGTTTTACAATGTGCTAAAAATTTAAACATTAAAGTTGTTTGGGGAGCAGATTGGGATATGGATGGAAATATTGAAGAACATAAGTTCAAAGACTTTCCCCACTTTCAAATTGACGACTCAGAGTTATAATTACAAGAACTAATGGACTAGGATACGTTAATCAAGAATATAGCCTGATGTTAAAATTACAATATCTGTTCCATTTAATAAAAGTGTTATAAAATAAAAGTTAAGGAAATGAACATGATGAATATGAAAATAATGGCAATAAGCTCTGGTACCGATAACGATAAAGCAATGAAATATGTTAAAGATAATTATAATCTTGGACCAGAAGTGACTTCAATTAAGCCAAACGATAACAAAGAATATTGGATTAAAATGTCTAAGACATGGAAAGTATCTGAACCTGAAGCCAGAAGAAGATTGTGTGCTAATTGTGAATACTATAATAATACTCCAGAATCCATGGAAGAAATGGAAAATATTTCATTAAATAAATATGATTTAGATGGTGGTGGAAGAGGATACTGTCACGAATTTGATTTTATATGTCATAATCTTAGAACATGTGAAAATTGGGAAAAGAAAGAATTCATAAATGAAGACATGAAGTCTGAGCCAAAAGGTCTTGGTAAAATGCATATGATGCCTAATGGAGAAATGATGGCTGATAAAGATATGATGAAACCAAACATTAAAAAGAACATGAAAAATAATATGATGGAAGAAATGTAATATGGAAAAAGGTCTTGGAAGAATAGAAATAAAACCATCGCATAAAGGTAGATTTACCGAGTATTGTGGTGGTAAAGTTACTGAAGAATGTATCCACAAAGGCTTAGGTTCTCCAGATGAATCTGTAAGAAAACAAGCACAATTTGCTAAAAATGTTAGATTGTTCAAGCATTAATACACTACTCTGGTACTTATGATTAATTCATGTTTTATAACTTAAGATAGTATTAATTGATAAAATAATAGAATATGTCAAATAATATAAATATATAATTTCGTTAAGGATATTAATGATAGATAAAAAAAATAACAATATCAAGAGTACCAGCTCTGTGAATGAGGCAAAAGATAGTATTGGAAAGATAATGGAAGCTGCTGGAATTAGTGCTGATGTTATAGAAGCTGTTTCTGAAGATAGCGGAATAGATATTGGAAATACTAAAGAACAATTAGAATCTGAAATAATTAAAAAACTTAGACCTGATTGGAAAAATGAACCAAAATTTGATGATTTAAATAATGATTTAATTGAAGCTAATTATTCTCATGAAGCATTTAAGGCTAAACTTTTAATTAGAAAAGAGAATTTCGAAGGTGGACCAGAAATTAATTCACCAAAAAATAGAAGTAAGCATAGACCTAAGCTTATAAGAAAAAATGCTGAATGGAAATATCCTGCAATCGAAGATCCATTTTTATCTACTGTTGATATGTACAAAATTAATCCAAGAACATGGGAAGATGAAGATGCTGCAAAACAAAATGAATTAATATTAAATTATCAATGGAATACTAAAATAAATAAAGTAAAACTTGTTAATGAAATTAGTAGATGTGTTGTTGATGAAGGTACTGTAATTGTTAAAGTTGGATGGGATGCAGAATGGGGAACAAGAACTATCGAGAAAGAAGAAGAGCAATTTGCTACCGCTAAAGAATCATTTATTACAATAATGCAACAAGTTGAATCTGGAGAAATATCTCAAGAAGAAGCCGATGATATGTTAGCTAGTGGACAACTTATTAGTAAAGGTATGCAAAAAGTTTATGTCGAAGAAGAAACACTAATTAAGAATCAACCATTATACGAAGTATGCAATGCTGCAAATGTAATAGTTGATCCTACATGTGATGGAGATATATCTAAAGCTACATTTTTAATTCATGAATATAGTACTTCTATGGCTGATTTAAAGAAAAATGAATATTCTAAAACTGTTGAAATTATAAAAGAAATTGATGAAACATCTGGTACTGAGGTTGAAGTAAAAACGATTACAGAGACTGGATTCTATAAAAATTTAAATTCAATTAATATAGATGCTGTTGAATTTATTAATGACGAATATGGTTCTACTTCTGCAAATACATTTAGACATAAAGATAAGACTAGAAGAAAAATTAGAGCATATGAATATTGGGGATATTGGGATGTTAATGATGATGGGAAGCTAGTTAGTATTGTTGCTACTTGGGTTGGAACAACAATGATTAGACTTGAAGAAAATCCATTTCCACATAAAAAGATTCCGTTTACAATTGCTACATATATGCCAGTAAAAAGAGAAATCCATGGTGAAGCAGATGGAGATTTACTTATAGAGAATCAAGAAACTATTGGTAAAATGACAAGAGCTGCATTAGATATTACTTCTATTCAAGCTGTTGGTCAAGAATTCATAGATGAACAATTGTTTCCAACTCCAGTACAAAAAGCTAATTATGAAAATGGTAAAACAGTATATTTTAGACATGGATTAGATCCTAGGATAGCTATAAATAGAAAAAGTGTTGAGCCTATTCCAAATAGCGTATTTAATATTATAGAAATGCAAAATGCAGATGCCGAATCATTAACTGGTACTAAATCATTTAGTGGCGGAATTGGTAGTCAAGCTTTAGGAAGTGTTGCTGCTGGAATAAGAAGTGCAATGGATGCTACAAGCAAAAGAGAGCTATCTATACTTAGAAGACTTAATCAATTATTTAATGATATGGCTAGGCTTACAATTGCAAATAATCAAGCATTTTTATCTGAAGAAGAGGTTATTAGAATTGCTAATGGATTTACTAAAATTAGACGAGACGACTTGGCAGGAGAATTTGATTTAATTGTTGATGTATCTACTCCAGAAAAAGATAATGATACTGCTGAAAAATTATATAAACTAATGCAAACAAACGCTGCTTCAATGGATCCAAAATTAGCTGCTATACATTATGTTAAACTTGCTGATTTATGGAAACTTCCAGACTTAGCTAGAAAAGTTGAAGAAGAAATGAATAAACCAATAGAGCCTGATCCTGTTCAACAAGAGATGATGCAAGTACAGTTAGAAGCTGCAAAACAAGCTCTTAAAAATGAGCAAATGAAAGAACAATTATTAATGAAACAAATGGAAGATTATGATTCTAGAATTCACGAACGTATTTCACGCTCATTAGAGAACGAAAATGCAGACATGTTAGTTAAAGCTGCAAGAGCACAAGAGCATCAAGAAAAAGCCAGAAAATTAAGAGCTGAAACAGATATTCTTGACAAAGATTTTGCAAAAGATGTTAGTGGCAAAAACGACTTAGATAAAAAAGCTGAACTTGATTATGATATGGTTAAAAAACTTGAAGAACTAAATTCTAAAGAAAGAATTGAATTTTATAAAAGACAAGAACAAGAAGATGAATTGTTAAATCAATCTAATCAAGGAGCAAGCTATGGCATGTAAAAAACCAGGTAAGAAATAAATATGAAGTACCAGAAAACTTACCTGGTACTCTTGATTAGATACAAATTATAAAAGGAAAAAAATATGAATGAAGAAATAAACCCAAATATTATAGCTGGTAATGGTGGTCTTGCTCCTATGCAAAATATTGTACAGCAAAGAGAACAGCAAGTTTCTCAACCTACTAAAGAATCTGGATTAGGAAATGTTGGACAACAAGTTCCATATCAAAGAAATAGTAGTCTTGCAATGTTTGAACTAGCTAACGCTGAAAAAAATAAAGCTAAAGAAATGTTTTATGAAAATGAAGCAATGAAATCTAAAACTATGCAACAAGACTTAGGTTCAGAAAAACAAGCCATGCAACAACAAGCACAACAATCACAAATTGATAATTCAATTTTGGGTGCTCTTAAATCTGGAGCTGTTGATGAAGCTACAGCTAATGCTATTTTTCAAGATAGTAGAGTAAGTGATAATGTTAAACAACAAATTGCAGATACTTTGTATCCATCTGAGAAATCTTCACCTCAATTAAACTTTGGTGACGAAAGAAATATTGATGCAAATAGAGCAACAGGACAATATATGAATGTTGACAATGAAATGTCTCAATATGTTCCAGAAGCTACAGCTAAAGAAATATCTATGTCTCAAGGTTATGGAAACTAATAATATATTTATGCACATAAAATGCTATTAAGATAGTATTAAGTGTGCTATATGTATAATTTTAATGCAGGTGCATAAAAGCACTTAGTACAAATTTTAAAGCAATGCCTTAAATTTATATTTAAATGGTAACTTTACAAGGAAAAAATATGAACGAACACGAAGCACTAGACTCTACAAATCCAATAGGATTAGATGAGATCAATCTTAGAAAAGAAAAATTAGCTGAAATTGATGCATCAATTGAAGACATTAAGTCTAAAATTGAATTTGCAGAGGCTATAAAAAGACTGCAATCAAATCCTGATTACATTAAAGTAGTAGAGGAAGGTTATTTAGTTGGCGAAGGCGAAAGAATTAGTAAATGTTTATTAGAGCCTACATATTTAAAAAGAGATCAAATTGAAAATATGATGGATATGATGTCTGCTATTAGAAATTTAAAAACATTTATTATGTTTAGAGAAGCTGATGCAGCAAATGGTCAAGAAGAAATTGAAGATCTTAATGACCTTAGAACTTCTGTAAATGCAATGGCATAAGGAGTTTTAAATGAGTACTAAAGAACTTAATTTTGATACTATGACTGATGAAGAAGTAGAAGCTATACTTAATCAAATTGATACTGGAACATTAGAATCAGCAAACTCTGGTACTGATGATATTGACAATTTTGAAGAAGAATCTACAACTGACGCTACTGATGATAACTACAATGGAAATCTTGAGGACACAGAGAATGAGAATGAAGATGCAGATGACTTAGAAACGAATGATCAGAATGACGGTTCCGATAATGATACTAATGATGACACGTCTGAAACTGGTACGGAAAACTCTCAAGTAGAAAAAACTGAAACTGACAACACGACAACTACAGACACAGATAGTACTGAGGACGCAAAGACTACAGAAACTGGAAAGATTGATCCTGCTGAATATGAGAAGTTAAAAAATTTCTATGAAACGATTGCAAACGCTGAGTTCGTTGCTAACGGTAAAAAAGTAAAAGGATTCACCGATCCTGAGAAGATTATAAGAAGTCAACAAATGGCTTATGGTTACAGTGATAAAATGAGAGGATTCAACGAATATAGACCATTTTTAAAAGCGTTAAAAGATAAAGGTCTTATGTCTGACGAATCTAAATTCAATTTTGCTATGAGCGTAATTGATGGTGATAAAGCTGCAATTAAACAACATTTGAAGACATTAAATCTAGATCCAGTTGATTTAGAATTAGATGAATCTGCATATGGTGGTAGAAATTATGTTGCCAGCAAAGAATCATTAATTTTAGAAGATACACTTGCTACTGCAAGAGAAAACGGGATCGAAGATAAGTTAAGAAAAACTATTGGTGAACAATGGGACGAGTCAAGCTTTAAAGAATTTGTTGAGAATCCTGCTGTTAGAGCTGACCTGCTTGAGCATATGCAATCTGGAGCGTTTGATGTTATTCAAAGTAAAGTTTCCGAAATGGAATTACTTGATACTTATGGAACATTTTCTGGATTAAAATCTACTGATAAATATAGAAAAGCAGTTGCAGAGATAAACAGAGAAGCTCAACATTCATATCAATCTAATTCAAGAGTACCAGCTACTGATACGAATAGAGTTGATGAGTTGCTTAGAAAACAACAAACAGATGATTTAAAACAAAAGAGTTCTAAAGAAGCCGAGTATGAAGCAAATGTTCAAAAAAAGAATATCGAAGCTGATAATGCTAGAAAAAAAGCTGCAGAGTTAAGTAAAAAGAAAACTACAGTTACAAAAACTAAAAAGTTTGATCCACTTTCATTAGATGGTGATGATCTTTCAAGTTTTGTTGATGGTTTAATTAGTGGAAATATTAAGTAAGTTATGCTAAAATAACTTGCTTAAAAAAACATAAGGAATAAATTATGAGTATGAAGTTTAATCAAGGTGGATTTAATCCAGCTACGTCAAGCATTGGTGCGCAAATTAATGACAAGTTTTGGTCAAAAGTTGCTGTTATGGAAGCTAGAAAAAAAAGAGTTTTTTCACAATTAGGTGAAAAATTAGTTCAACCAAAAAATTATGGTGACAAATTAGTTAAGTATCATGAATTACCAATTATTGATGCTAGAAATATTAATGACCAAGGTATTGATGCAAATGGTGTATCTTTAGTATCTGGTAAATGGTATGCATATGATAATGCTGGAGCCATGACTGGTTCAACTACTGGTTATGCAACAAAAGAATTGGCTAAGACTGCTGCTGGTGCAAATGGTTCTATCAAATCTGGTAATGGTAACCTATATGGTGGGGACACTGATATTGCTGTTATTAAAGGTTCTTTCCCTGCTTTATCTGAAGAAGGTGGAAAAGTTAATGCTGTTGGTATGAAGAGATTAGTTTTAGAAGCTACTGTTTCTGAATTTGGATTTCATGTACCATTTACTAAAAAAATGTTAGATATGGATACTGAAACTGGGTTATTAGCTAGAATTTCTAGAGAAGTTGGTGAAGCTCAAGGTGAATTAAGAGAGAAACAAATTGCTGCTTCTTTATTATCTGCTTCTGAAATCAACAGAGTATTGTCTGGAGACGCTTCTACTATTGCTCAAATGGGTGCTGGTGATGTTGTTACATTTACTGATATTAGAGGAATGGAACAATCGTTAAAACTTGCTAGATCTCCAAGACAAACTAAAATGATTGATGGTTCTACTAAAATTGGAACTGTAGTTGTTGGTGCTGGTTATTCTGCATTTGTTGGTCAAGAATTATACCCTGTGTTAGAAGACATGGAACATGGTGGAGTTAAGGTATGGAGACCAGTTGAGTCTTATGCTGCCGCGGGAACTGTAATGGAAGATGAAATTGGTAAAATCTCTGCTACAAGATTTGTAGAAGTTGAAGATATGCCTAAATATGGTGGAGCTGGTGCATCTACTACTGACGCTACTGATGATACTGGCGTTGAAAATATGTATGTATCTGGTACTAACTACGATGTATTCCCTATTTTATATGTTGGTTCTGATTCATTCGGTACTATCGGATTCGAAGGTGATGTTGCTAGAGTTAATACTGTTATGCCAACTCCTGATGCACACAATGATGTATTTGGTAAAAAAGGTGCTGTTGCTATTTCTTGGTACTATGGATGTTTAATCTATAGAAATGAACGTATTAGACAAATCCTAACGACGGCGAAACTCGCTTGATTTGTCTAAATCAGTTTATTCTGGTTTAAGTTAATTTTCTGTATAATTCTCCTATATAAAAAAATATAGGAGATTATATGGAGTTAATTAGAGAGATTGGTTCTAAAAGTTGGATAAATAAATCTGGAAAAAAAGATTCAAAAAAATTTGGAATCTTTTTGTGTCCATGTTGCAACAAAGAAGTAGAAAAACCTTTAAGACAAGGAACGTCTGCATTTAGTTGCGGAAACAAATTTTGCAGAAAAGAAATGTTCAATGCTAATCCAAACAATCCTGGTAATAAAAAAAGAGAAGAAGATTGTATCTATAATATTCCATTTTATGGTTCAATAAAAGAAAGATATAGATTCTTAAAAGCAAATCATAAAATGTGTAAAGAATGGGATTTGCTAAGAAATTTTGTAAAAGATACTCAAGAGTCGTACTCAAAAATTAGAGAAAAACATAGTAAGGTTACATATGAACTTATAGACTCAAATAAAGAATTATCTAAAGACAATTTTAATTGGGTTCCACTGTCTAGATATTTTGAATATGAAGATAAGAATGAAGATGGAAAAAGATATATATATGTTATAACTGCTGACAAGCATACAAAAATAGGAATAACAAATAGTATAAAAAGAAGAATGGAAACTATGCAAGTATGCAATCCATATAAAATAAATTTAATACTTGCTAAAAAAATAAATTCTGCAGAATTTATAGAGAAAAAAATACACAAAGAATATGCTGAGTTTAATGTTCTTGGTGAATGGTTTATATTGTCAGATAAGCAAATTAATGATATAATTTCAAACATATCATTGTTAAAATGATTTTTGTGTAATTATAAGTACCAGATATAGTAGTTCTCCCTACTCTGGTACTTATTTTATATAAGTTATTGGTTCCGAGATTGATCGGCTAAATGTGAGGCAATAGATATTAATCTAACCTATTATAAGGAAAATAAAATGAGTAAAGTAAATTATGAAGAAATGACAAATAAAGACTTACAGACACTAATTGATGATTTTGAATTAACAGTTGATTCTAAAATTCCAGGTAAGCCAAATAAAGCTGAATTAGTTGCTACATTAATGGCATACAAAGTTCAACAAGACATTATTAATGGTATTGAAGAAGATGAAATTGATGATGCGGAAGATACTAAAAATGATGAATTAGTTGCTACTCCAAAAGTTGTTAAAGCTGTTGCTCAAAAAGATTTACCTAAAGATGAAAAAAGAAAACTACAAAGAGCTGATCTATTAAGAAAAGAAAGAGTTATTATATTCGACAAACAAAGTACACAAACAAAAGTACCAGTTATTACTGTTACATGGGGAAATAAGTTAGTTGGAATTAATTCTGATGTTGTTAACTTATCATCTGGTAAACCTCAATACATTAGAAGAGGCGCACTATCAAATCTTAGATTAGCTACATTTACTTATTCTTTTCAAGAAGAAGAATTTGGACCAGTAAAACAAATTACTGAAGATAGATTTGAAATTAGAGAATTAGATGGACTAACGGAAGAAGAGATTGAAACTTTAGCTGCTCAACAAAAGTTTAATAAAAGAATTCAATAATTATCTGGTACTGATGATTCAATAAAAAGGGAATATAAGTTTTATCTTGTATTCCCTTTTTTAATGTTTAACAAGATATAATAAAAAAATAATAAATAAAAATAAATAGGAATAAAATATGATAACTACAAGTGAAAATGTTAATATACATAAAGTAATTAGACTTGGCTCAATTACTGAGTATACTGTCGATAATGTTTCTATATTTATTACTCATGATGGTATTCAAAAAAGATTTGCACCAACAATTGTTACTAATGCAAACTTAACATCTCTTGGAATGATAGAGTTTAATAATGTTCCTTTATGGGGAGACGGAAGTTATTCGTTTTATATAACTGCTGAAAATAATTCCGATCTTGATACGTCTGGTGTGAACTTAAGTAGATTAGCAACTGGATATATTAAGAAAATTACAAATGTATCTACAATAACCGTATAAAGGAAAAATATAATGTCAATAGAAATAGATTTTATTAATTTTAGTGATGGAGAAATAATAAATTCAGAATGGATAGGTACTGGAGTATTTGATAGACTTATGCATGCAGTAAATGGAAACATAAAGATACAATTTGAAGAAGGTAGATTAACTGGATCAAACTATGCTGAAGCATATGTAGGTGCTATGCAAACTGCTATGTCAGAAAGTATGAAATATTTACTTAGTAAAGATGGAATTGAAAAAGCACTTCAGGTTCAAGATATACAAATAGCAATTAATGAGGTTCAATTGGCTGAGAGTTCAGAAAAATGGGCTATTCAGAAAAAAGTTTTAGATAATCAATTGGAAATGAGTAACGTAGATGTTACGTATAAAGAACAAAACGTACTTAGAGATTTAGAAATAAGAGAAAAACAAATAGAATCAGCAGCTGCTGATGTTGATTTTAATGTTTCAAAAAAACTTATTATGGAACAAACTAGAAAAGACAACATCAGAAGTAAAGCTGCTGAACAATTTGCTGAGTTTATGAAATATATATCTGCTGCAAATGTAGTACCAGGTCCTACTGATTTTGCAAACATGAGAGCATTAATTACTGCTATGAATACTGGTATTGCAAATCCAGACTTTGTTGCTATCATTACAACTAGTGGTGCTGACTTTATTAAGCCAGCATAATAGGAGTTGATTATGGCAATGTTTAGTGGTAAAAATGGTAAAGCACATGTATTAGAGATAAGTAATCGAGCAAGTATTCAAACTATAAATATTGATGCTGTTACTTCTATCAATACAAGAATAGATAATCATATTGGTATATTAAATACTAATGCTCATGAAATACAAAATATATTTGGACTTCAAGATGCATTAGATGAGAAAAGTCCAATTGTTCATGTCCATGAAATTACTGATATAACTGGATTGCAAACAGTATTAAATGAAAAACAAGATACAATATCTGGAGCAAATGGTAGTTTTACTTATGTCAAGACAGTTAATTTTGTTGGTCAAAGTGTTACTAACGGTACTATTGTTGTTGAAAATGGAATAATAACTTCTATTAGCTAATATTAGATAAGGTTGTAAAAAAATGAAAATAAGTATACTTGAAGAAATTGATAAAAATATTATTGAAATATGTTTAGAAAAATATAATATAGATTCTGATGTTGTTGAAAGTTTAATAAGAACAAATAATTGTATAGTAACTAGAAATAATAGTACAAATGATATAGAAGGATTTGTACTTGGTGCTATTTCTTTAGATAATGAAGAATTATGTGTATCTTGTAAAGTAATAGCAATATGGGGAATAGATATTCATATGGCTGTTGCACTTGCTAATCATCATAATAGTTTAATACCATTGGTTAAATATTCATCTAAATGTATGCAATTCATGGAAGTTAAATATGATAATTTATTCAATTGGCATAAATTAATTATAAAACCAAAAGATGACTTAACTTCTAGAGTTCTTGATAAAAATACATATAGTAAAGATTTTAAAAGATTAAAATTTCTTGTTGAGAATATAAATTCAAATATTCAATCTCTTTCTGATGACAGAGATGAATTTTATACATCTACTATAGAAAATAGAATTTTAAATCTTCCAATTACTGAACATCATGAAGGAATATATTCTTTTCAATTATTAAGTAAAGAATATTGTGAAATTATATTATCAAAAACTAATAAGTATAATTATAGTGTTAATTGTGATGAAAATACATATGCTCAGATACCAGAAGTTGTGTTAGAAGAACATGATGATGAATTATATTCAAAGATGTACTGTGTCTTCTTGGATTCTGTTAAACCTTTAAGTAAGTTAATGTATGGAGTGGAACCAAAAACTGTAAACTCAATTCAATTAGCTAGATATTCATCTGGTTCTACAGATAAAGGTAATTGGCATTTTGATGAAGACTCTGATATAACATTAGTAATATCACTAAATAACGAACATTCTGGTGGAGGAACTGTAATAAAACCTTATGGATTAGGAAAAGAATTTATTGTTCCACAGCTACAAGCAGGAGAAGCTTTGTTATTTAGAGGAAAGCATTATATGCATAAAGGACTTCCTGTAACATCTGGAACCAGAGATTTGATGGTATTTTGGTCAGAATCAAACTAATGATAAATTTATGTATCAAATATTACAATTAAATCATGAAGATGTAGATATTGCTAGTGAATTAATAAATAGTTCAACTTGCGTATGTTCAGATTGTAATGTAAACTTAGAATTACATGAACAAATAGACAATAAAGAGTGCCTTGTTCGTAAATTATTATATAATAAAAATATAATCGGAGTATACTCAATAGAATTTGATTCTGAATTTCTAGGAATAAGTTTTATATTTATAATTCCAGAATATAGAAAAACAATGATGTCGTATAGATTTTGCAAAGACTTGTTGAGTTATTTTACTAGTGATTTGCCAATATATATAATGACAGATGATACCTCTCTGTTTAAAAAATATGTAGAGCTAATTGAAGATAATTTATATATTCTTAAAGGACTTAGAAAAAATGGGTAAGTCAGTAAAAAAAGCAGTAAAAAAAATAAAAAAAGTTGTTAGTAAAGTAACAAAAACTGTAGTTAATGTTGCAAAAGTTGGAGCTGCAGTTGGACTTGGATTTGCAGTCGGAGGATATGCTGGAGCTGCATATGCATTTAATAAATCTGGTGGATTTGAATTAACAGCACAAGGTTTTACTGAAGCAGGAAATGTTGCAGGGCAACTCGGGTTTGATTCTTTAGAAAAAGAAACAGAACGATGGGCTAGTGACATAAAACAAGTAGGAAAAGTTTTAAGTGGAGAATATGCTAGAGATCAATCTAGAGTTGCAGATGCACAAGAACTTTATCAAAATGCATTAGATGATTATGAAGATGACTATAAAGAAGCAGCAAGTATATACAATAGTGGATTAAATGAATTAATTGACAAAATGAATAGATTAATTGGTTTTCATGAAATATTTCAAATGTCTATGTCTAACAAAATAGAAAATTATGGGTCATTTGTTCCACCAGATGAAGCTGAATTGCTTAAACTTTTTAATGAATTTAAAAAACTATCAGATAGGCTCAAGAATGAATATGATTTTATAATTGGTTTAAAGTCTGGTGGTATACTTGAAAAAGTATTCCATTCCATGATTACTATTATTGGTGGTATAACAAGAGATATGATTGATGCAATTAGTGGAGAAGCAGATACTCAAACATGGAAGAGAATCGGTGGAGTAATAGTTGCTATAGTCTTGGTTGTTATAGCAATTTTAGCTGCAATACCAACTGGTGGAGCATCTCTTAGTTTAATTGCTGTTGCAATAGCAGTACTAACAGTTGTAAGTACATTATTAATGCTTGATGGAATGTATGGAAGTGGAAGTCTTATGGGTGCTACATTTGACTTACTTGATTTTGTTTTTAATGATGTTTTTAATTTTGATGATTTGATAGGATCTGATTTTAATAAATTTGATAGTGATCACGAGGATTATCAAGAAATGACAATGTATTTCCAAATGGCTTTAGCTATATCTGCTATTATATTAAGTCTTGGTTCTAGTATGCTCTCATCTGGTTCTACTACTGGACAATCTGGATATACTAGTGTATGGAGTGATTTTACAACTAGCACATCTAGTACATCGTTTCTTGGAATAAATGCGTCTACTTATAAATCAATATATGATGTGTATCAAGGTGCAATGTCTGTAAAAGACTATATGACTGCTAATGATTCACACAATCAGCTTAAAGATAAACTTAATACAGATTTAGGTAAAATAAATAATGTAATTTCAAAGCAAACCAATAAGAACTTTATGAAACATTATAAAGATACTGAGTATTTTTTAAATGATCAACAACTTGTAATAGATAGATATTTATGGGAAGTTACTGCTGATAATATGTATACAGATCCTTATGCTGTTACTCCAGTAGCTAATATAAGATTTAGTCCAGACAAGAGAGAGAGAAAAGTTGTTTTTGGTTTTGAGGAATTGTTTGACTATGAAAGTCAAGCTGGCGGTAATAATTATTTTAAAAATATATTATATATGACATAAAAGGAAATAAGATGGCAGAAAGTTCATTAAATAATATCAATACTGGATCTTTAGCATTTAAACCCGTTTCAAAGAAAATAAATCCATATTCTCAATATAATGGATTAAATCAAGTAGTTAGTAATGAAAATGCTGCTATTGATTTTAATAATGGAGTATTTGACAACAGTAGTTATTCAGATCAAACATCTGGTACTACATATAATGGAAGTGCTGATTATGGTTTAGGTAAACTTGGAAATATTGGTGATAATATTAATTATGATTATGGTTCTATTAAGCCAACAACTACAACTACAAATGAAGATTTGGGATGGTTTGGAGTAGGAGATAAAGGTACTAGTAAATTTTCAAGTACTATGGGTGGAATTGGAGCAGGTGTCGGAGCATTATCTGGATTAGGTTCTATGTATCTTGGAATGAAAAACTATAAGTTAGCAAAAGAAGCTAACGAATTAGAGAAAGATAAATATAATAGATTAATCAAAGAAGATGAAGCAGCTGATGCAAATAAAGCTAAATTTGCTGAAAATGTTGGTGGAGGAGCTACTTATGTCGGGTAATTATTATGATCCAAATCCAAATATAGCAAATGCTAGATTAAATTTTCAACAATATGATACTAGTGGTTTTTTAAAAGGCGGTCAAGCAGTAAATGAATCTTTAAATTACTTAAGAGATAAAGAACTTTCTGATTTTAAGATTCAAAAAGAAATTGAAAAAGAGAAGTACCAGAGAAGTAGAGATGCTTTATCTGATGCACGATATGATAAGCAAGAACTTAGAAAAGATAAAGAGCAGCAAGCTACTGATTCTTTTTATAACTCTATGGCAGAAGGTCCAAAGCAAGTTGGTGGATTATATGGAGATACATTAGCAAAAGAGTCAGATAAATATGTAATGACTCAAGATGAAATTGCTAGTGGAATTATGAATCCTGAAGAAGCTAGAAAATCTGGAAATGAAGCATTAGCTAAGAAATTAGAATGGCAATTGAAAGCTGGAGATGCTGCAAATAAAGCAGTTACTGCTGATGCATTTAAAGAATCTAGACCAGAAATGTATTTAAGAATGATGGAAGAATCTAGATCAAAAGGATTGCCAGTTCTTCCTGGAATGGTTGAGAAATATGAATCTGCTAAATTAGCTGAAGAAACTGCTAGTGCTAAAAAATTAGAAGATATAACAAAGTTAAAAGAAGATATATACAAAGACCAATTATCTAATCAATGGAAATTAGTTGGAACAATTCCAAATAAAGATGGAAGCGTACAAACTGGTACTGACAGTGATGGTAATCCAATATATATTCCTACATTAAAACAGCAAGTTAATTCTCAAAATAAAGCTAATAAAACATTTGATGAGCAAGTAGCAGATGACACTAAAATATTAAATTCAGTATTTGATGATATAAAAAAAGACGGAAAACCAGTTGTTTTAGAAAAAGGTACATCCGATGCTATTAGATCTGATATGTCAAAAGCATATATTAATGCTAGAAATAACTATCCAGACGTAGATCCATCTGTTATTGCTAAAGCTGTTGCCTCAACTGCTGGATCGACTAGTGGTGGATATTTATGGGGAGATCCAGCTGCTAAATATAATGTTGAAGAATTAAACAATAAGCTAAAAGATTCTTCATACATTAAATCTGAAACAGATAAGATAAAAGCTCAACAACAAGTTGCACTACAAAACTCTGGTACTGATGTTGAAGATAGGCTTACAAAATTTGATATGGCTAAAGAATTAGTTTCTGGAACTAATGCAATTAATGCAAACAGACTATCTGGTATTAATAGCAAAATGGCTCAACTTAATCTTACTCCAGAGGAACGAAGACTTGCAAAGGCACAAGAATGGCTAAAATCAGAAGGTTTGATTTCAACTCCTTCATCTTCTTTGGCGCAACAAGATTCACAAGTTAATAGACTTGCTAATATTAATAAAGAATTAACTGATCCGAAAAAATTAATTGCTGGTGTTCCAAATTCTTTAAAAATGATTGAAGGAATAAGTAATAGTTCATATGGAGATGCGGGTGGATACGCTGTTGGAATGGGATATAATTTAACAAAAAATATTGATAGTATAGATAGAGATTTCAAAAATGCAAATATATCTCCAGAAAAAGCGTATATTGCTAGAACTAGACCACAAGATTTAGTTCTAGATAATGGTGAAGCAGAAAGACTTGCTCAGGTTGCGGTTATTGATAGAATTGATAGATTAGATAATAAGATAGCTGGATACGGAAAAACATTTGACACATTGAGTCCGAATATGCAAGCTGCTGCATTACAAATGGAATATAGAGGTGATCTTGGAAACAAAGATTATTCTAAACAACTTAAAGGATTTATTAGAAAAGATGATTTTGAAGGATTGAAAAATTATATTGTTGAAAATCAAAATACTTTACCTAAAGAGGTTGTTGATAGATTTGGTAAAAATCTTAAATATGATACTGGTGAATCTTTAAGTAGAGGAACTATGACCGATAAAGATAAAGATATTTATCTTGCCAATGCAAGATTATCATCTAAATCAGAAGATGAAAAAGCTAAATCATTAAATAATTTAGATTCAAAATCAATTCCAAAAGAAGAACAAAAAATTAAAGATTATTCTGAATTAAAAAATGAAATAATAAATAGAACTGATGTGCTTGGTAATGAAATTGGTTCTTTTGATGAAAATATTATAAAAAATAAAATAATGGATTCAAACGATGTTAACTCATATGAAGCTGATAAAATTTTTCAAAATATTAAAAAAGATATTTCATCTCAATATAGTTCTGCTGATAAAAATTATAGAGAAGCATTACAAAAAGATATTAAATCTGGTAAGCAGAATTCAACAATAATTAATGGAAAAAATGCTGAAGAATGGTACAAACTTAGAAGTGAAAAAAGTATTATAGGAGATAATATTATAAATAATATAAAATCATCAACAAATAGATTAAAAGATTATTATTCATATGACTAATTCATGTAGTACCAGATAAAGTAAAACTTAGGCAATTTTAGATAGAATCAATCTAATAAAATTGCTTAAGGATACATATATGGCAAAAGACTTTGAACAAAGATGGGCTGAAGTTGCACTAAACAATAGCTTTACTACTGATACCGAATATAGTCAACCAGTTGATGCATCTATTTCACTTACAAATAGATTACTAAATTTAGAAAATACTAAACAAGAAAAAATTAAAAAATTAAATGAAACTACAAGCACTTTAGCTGGTACTGATGGCATTAAACCAATTCCACAATATGATGAAAATGTTAAAATAGTTGGAATGGAAGATGCCGATACTGCATTACTTTCTGATGATAGACAAGTTAGGATTTCAGATCCATCTCTTAGATATGATGCTGCTGAAATAAAACATGCTGGCGATGATTCATTTAAAGAAAAATTTCTTGATGTATTTGGACTTGGAGCTACTGGAAAATCTGATTTTGCTGAAAAAAGACAAAAAGAGCAAGCTGCTAGATTATATAATAAACCTGTTCAGTATGTTACCGAACAAGACATACTTGATGTTGGTAATATGCAACAAGTTCAAGCTGTGGCTGATTTATATAAAAATCCTGGTGATACAAAATTTGAAGCTCCATTAATTAAAAATTCTACACAACTTGATTTTAATACTGGATTGGACATTGATGTTGGATTACAAAAATCTGGTACTGATGAATATGGTAGAACTCTTGGATCATTTATCAATAAAAATACTGGTGAAAACATTACAAGAATACAAGCAGAAAGTCAAAGAACTAATGCATTTGCACCTGGTACTAATGATTATACAGTTAATGAAAGTGGAGAAGTTGTAAAAGTAAATCCTGGTATTATTGATAGACTTGAGAATGCCGCTAAAGGTGCTGGATATCAATTAGCTGGTGGAATTGCAGATACATTAAATCTTGTACCTAGAGCTGTTGAATATGCTGCTACAGATAAAACTTGGGATCAAAGCAAAGGTTTATATACTGAAACAGATCAAGAAGCATTAAAGAAATCAATTGGATATGATGATAGATATACTCAATATGTTGGCAAAGAAGCTACTGAAGCTGTTAAAAAAGCATATGAAGATGGAAACTACAAAGAATTAGCTGGTGCATTCTGGGATGCTGCTACTACTCCAGAGGTACTTGGAGAAAGCACTGGGTTCTTATTATCAATGTTTATGCCTGGTGCTTTAGCTAAAAAAGGTGTTAGTGCTGTATCTGGAATTAATACTGCTGCTAAAGAATTAATTGCTGCTGACAAAACATTATCTAAAGTTGATGCTATTGCTAAAGCAGAAGATGAAGCTGGAATTGCATATAAAATATCAAAAGGTGTTGCTGGTCAAACTGGACAAATTGGTATGGCAGAAGCTCAAACTCAAGATGCTGCTTCTGAATATGAAAAAACATATGGTGAACAAATGTCTTCAGAAAGAAGAACTGGTGCATTCCTGCTTAATCTTGCTAGTGTTAACATGGATGCTGCTATGGGTAAAGCAATACTTCTTGGTAATGATCCACTTGCTAAAGTTATCAAAGATACACTAGTTAATTCTGATGATGTTGTTAAAAAAACAATGATTGAGAAAATTGCTAAATCTGTTGGTCTTGATACTGCAAGAGTTGCTGGTGCTATACTTGAAGAAGCTGGTACTGAAGCTACACAAGCTGGAATAGAGAATGTTTCAAAATATTACAATGCAGACAAAGGTGTTGGTGTTGCAGATGTATTAGAAAATACTGCATACGATATTGGTGGAGCAGCGTTAATGGGTGGAGCAGGTGGTGCTCAAATGAACAGAACTGGAGAAGTATCTCGAAAATTATTTGATGGAAGTATTGGTAAACTAGTACCAGAGAATTTCATTAACTCAATAAATAAAGATGTTGATACAAAAGTTCAATATTCATTTACTCCAGATTTACAGTATACAGAAAGACCTGGTTCTGAAAATTTAAGCAAAGATGAAATGGCTTTCGAAGGTAATCAAACAATTAGTGATATACAAAAATATTCTACAAAAGCTATTGCTGAATCTATGTATAAAGGCAGAGACATCAAAGATGCTAGAGGAAATAGCATAACTCCAGAAGCTGGAATTAGTGGAATAATAGATACCATTAGACATGAAAATTTAGCTAAAAATAAATATGTTGTTGAAGATAGACAAAACAGAATGAATCAAATAAATTCTATTGAAGATGAATTAATTAGAAATACTGAAAAAGCAAAATATGAAGAATCACTGTATGGTTCTGATCTAATTGACAAAGAGGAATATGTTAAGAATTTTATCAATACATATTCTGCAATGACAAAACAACTAAAAGATCCAAAATTCGATGTTAATGGAGATATTAGAAATAAATCTATAGCAAATACTACCAAAGCATTTATCTCTAAAGCAAATGCAGAACCAGATAGCTATATCAAAGATAGATTATTATCTGAATTCATCAATGGATATATTGCTGAATCCGCTAAGAATACTATATATGGTAAAGAAGGTGTTGATATTAAACAATTTGGTTCCGTTGGTGAATTATCTAAAGATGTTATGTTTGGAGATAAAGCAGAAGATTATATTAAAAGTCTAAAAGCTGTAAAACAAGTAGTATTTGGAAGTATGCCTAAAAATAAAGATGGAAATTCTGGAGAACTAGAAAAAGAACTTGATCAAAAAATTAATGCATTTGAAAAAATGTATTTTGATTATAAAAATAAATTAAATGAAATGAAATCTAAAAATCCAGATGCTGATTTAACACTATTAAATGCTAAAACAAAAGAAGATGTTAATAGAGAAATAATGGATGGATCAGGTTTTATATCTAGTATATTTAAACCATTTAAAAAGTCTATTAATGGTCATATGAATATGATTAGAAAAAATGTTAATAATATTAGAACAGATAAAACTGGAGCGCTTAGTCAAACTAAATCTATTGATCAAATGTTGACACAAGTTACTAAATTTAATAAATTTGCTGATACAAGAACAGTTAATAATAGTGATGCATATGCTGATATATTAGAAGCTAGATATGATGGAGTTAGTGATTCAGAACTTGCTCAAATGTTATTCTCAAGAGAAAATGAATTTAGTAATATTAGAAAAGACGTAGACGCTTCAAATATTAATGTTGACGAATTACCAAATGAACTTAGAAAAAAAAGAGTTCCTGTTTATAGAGTAGGACTTGACAGTAAAAAGATGACAAATGAATTGTCTACTGGCGAGATAATGATTAATGAAGCAAAAGCATTTATTAAAAATTTAGAAGAAGCTAGACTTTTATTAGTTGGTAAAATTTCATTACAACAAGAATTACTTGGTACTGTAAAAAACAATAAAGATAGAAAAGCTATTGAAGAAACTATTGAAAAACTTCAAGAAAAAGTTGATGAAATTAATGCTACAATAGCTAATCAAGAAAGCAATACAGCAATAATAAATGAACTAAGAACTAAATTATTAACTCCTGAAGTTGTTAAAAACTTAAAAAGATTATATGCTCAAAGTAAGTTTAAAGAAGAATCTTATTTTGATAAATCAAGAGTACCAGCTATTGCGACTGAAGCAAATGTAGATAATATTTCAACAAATAAAGAAAATGGAGATACAAATGGAACAAAAACAACAACAGAAGATACAAACGTTGAATCAGGAAATCAAGAGTCTGAATCAACAATTGTCGAAGGAAAAAGAGAATCTGAAGCTAGAACAAAAGAAACTGGAAAAGATGGAACTATTGAAGAAAAAATTAGTCCTACAGTTGAAGAATCTAGTAAAATAGATAATACCATATCTGGTACTGATGATAAAGTAAATGTAGTACCAGATATAGTTGAAGAAGAAATTGATGTTGATAGCTTAAGTCTTGATGATCAAATTGCTTACTATAGAAAACAAGTAAAAGCTATATCTAAAAGTGAAAGAAAAATTGATGTATTAAAATCTGATATAGACTCTAGAGTTAAAAAGGCTAATGCAGTACTTGATATGCTAGATAGTATTCAAAACAGTTCAATTAAACATTCAGAAAATATTACTAAATATGAAAAAAGAATATCAGAAATTGAAACAAAATTATCTGATAAATCTAATAAATTAAGTGAAATTGAAAAGTCAGAACTTAAAAAAGAATCTTCTGGTAAAGCAATTGCGTTAGCAGATGAAAAAAGATATTTAGAATCTGAACAAAAAAATATTAAAAAGTATAATGGAATCAAAAAGTCAAATTCTAAAAAAGTAAAAGAAATTCAAGTCAAACTTGCTAAGTTAAATGAATTCTCTGATAAAAATTTGAATGATGGTCAAAAACTATTAATTAACAATAAAATTAGAACATTAGAAATTCAACAACATTCTATTAAATGGAAAGATTCTGTTGTTCAAAAATCATTTGAAACAATTAAAGAATTAGAAGGACAACTTGAAAAAGATAGATTATCTAGTACTGATAGTTTTGAACTTAATGAATTAGAATATAAAATTAAAGTTTCACAAAGAAGATATGCAAATGATAAATTTGTTGATAAAACAATTAGAGATAAAGCCATTGAAATTTGGAAAGAAGATTTAGAAAAAAAATTAGCGATAGATGCTACTAAAAATATTGATGAAAGTAGAAAAAAATATTTAGTATCATCTAAAATTTCTGAATCAATTAGAATGTTAGAAAATTATGAATATCATAATTTATTTATAAATGATGTAGTTACTTATACAACTACTGATAAAAAATATCCACTAATTAGAAGTTCAATTAAAAACAATGATGTTGTTGCTGGATATAATTTACTTGATGATATGAGAAAAGGAATTGTTAAATTATCTAAAAAAGATAAAGTTTATTCTGCACTATCAAAAGGTATAACTAAAAAAATGGAAGATAGCGAAGTTGTAGCTAAATTAATTAGCAATTATTTTGCGTTAAAAGGTAATAGCTATACAAACAAAATCAACAAAGAATATCCAATCGGAAGTGAATCTAGAAGTTCATTTGATGCTAAACTAAGTAACTATTTATTGTATATACACAATTCTTCATTTGTTGATAATGATTTAATTATTAGAGATTCTTCAAATAAATTAAATGCAGATGGTAGTAAAGTTGGAGAATCTAAATCTCCAGATATTGTTAATTATGAAATTAAACAAGGTAAAGTAATTGCATTAGATAAAGATGGAAATGTAGTTGATACTAATCAAAGTGTAAACTTATTATCTTTATTATTTGGAAATGAAACTAAAGAAATTAAACTTGGAAAAGATGAATTAAAAGTTAGCCATACTAAATTTCCTAAGTATTTTGCTGAAGTTGTTAAGGTTGAATCAATCAAAGAGATCAGTAATATGTATAAAATATTGATTACTAATCCAAATACTGATACTGAAACATTTGATGGTATATGGGGAATTGATCCATCTAGCGATAACGCTGAAGAATTAAGAACTGAAGTTTATGAAAACTATTTATCAAAAGGAATTATTCCTGAATCAGTTATTGTTAGAGCATTGGGTCAAAGAATATACAAACAATTGCCTATTACATTTGATAGAAATTTATTAGAAAGATATACAGAAGAAACTATTATATCTCAATTAGGAATATATGCTATTGGACAATTTGAGAATGAATCAAATTCTGTTAAAGTAAATATTGAAGACGAAGTTAAAGAATATGGTATTTCAAGATGGAAAGAGATTAATCCAGTAAATAAAAAACTTGAAACACAAATGATTAAAATTGGCGATAAAACTATGAATGCTATTCAACTTCCTATGAATGAGCAAGCTATGAAATTATTAGTTGATTTATCTGAAACTCTTGATTATTTATCTGTTTCTGAAGATAGAAAAACTCCTAGTTTTGAACCAATAACAAGAGTACCAGATACAATTAAACATAAGAAAACTAAGTTATCTGATACTGCAATTGAAACTATTAAAGATTATCAAAGTATTGCATATAAATTTGAAGATAATATTACTGAAATGTACAATCTATGGAAAGATGATAATACTAGAAAACTATCTTATATGTATGCTGGTATAGATACTCCAATGATTGAAAAAATGACAAGTAGTGAAATAGAAAAAGCATTGACTAAAAATAGAAATGAAAGACTTGAATTAGACTCATTAATGAAGTTCTATGAAGAAGCTGGTACTGATAAAGAATTTTATTTACCATGGGACTTTGTTACATCTGGAAGATATATGGTTAGTTCAAACATAAATCCTCAAGGTAGTAAAATTACTAGATTTTTAGTTAGTACAGAAGGTACTAGAACAGATATAACATTAAAAGCTAGAGATGGTGTTGTATCAATTGATGATAAACAATTAGGAATGATTAAAAGATCACTTGCTCAATCGTTAGATTATGGATTAGATAAAGACTTGGACTTATTTGTTATAGACAAGATGGAAAAAGATATCAAAATAAGCGATGACCTTATTGTAACATTTGGAACTAGTCCAAAAGCTAAAGTAATTAGTGATGCATTTAATTATTTCAAAGAAATCATTTTATCTGGTACTGATGGTAAAGCGTTATCTGAGTTAACAGAAGGTGCTAAACTTGTTGAGAAATTAACTTTAAAAGGTATTTCAGAAGAACCAGAATTTGAAGGATTTCATGCTGTACAAACTATTAGAGAGTTGGCTAAGTTAAGCATTAAAGCTGATGAATTGAAAGAAGCATCATTGAGTGTTGGTTCTGAGAAAATTAACCATGAAGAATCTGTAGGCACTCATTTTGTTATAGAAGCCGATGGTATTACATCTGGAATGATGATTACGCTTGCTCAAATTATGAGTGATGATGCAATTGCATTATTTGAAAAAGGTGGTATTTATACTGAAGAATCTGTTGAATTTTGGAATGAAATCACTCAGGCATTTGAAAAAGCTGGATTAATTAAAACTGAACATTTAGCTGATCTAAAACAAGAAGATGGTTCATATAAAATTACTCATGGATTATTGAATAGAATTGGTAAAGTAATTTCAGATAAAAATAATAAAGAAAAAGTTGATTCAGTATTTGAAAAAGACGAGAATGATACAAGAAGAACCAGAGCTGGCTTCAAAGACTTCTATAATACTATAGCTTCATCTGTTACTAAAGATTTACCAGCAATTAGAAAAGCATTAGAAAAAGATTATTCTAAAAAATTAGATAAATATAACAATATGGAAGATGGATTTGAAAAAGACAATTTTTATAAGTATGTAAATCAAGCATATTTGTCTGTAGCGTTGATTGATGTTGTTGGTGCAGAAATTAGTAGGTCAATGGCTAAAGATCCTGTAATGGTGTTCATATACGGTTCTAGTACAGGAAGTATCAAGAATAAAATTTTACAAAACTTAGTTAAATCTACAATTGAGAAAAAGATTAAAAAATTATCAGATGAAGCCAATGCTTCTAAAAGTGGATTTATTAAAGTTGATGAAACATTCGTAAATGTACTTAATGCTATGAATATTCAATTAAATAAAACTCAAGGATTATATGGTGTTGCAACTATTCCTAATACTTCAAAAGTCGTAGACTATACAAGAAATATAAATGGAGACATAGATGAAAGTGTTGTTAAGAATCTAGAACCAGATGTATATGATGGATACGATGGATATGTAAAAATTAATATTAGAGATTTACATAAAGTAAAAATAGATGGATCTATGCTATCTGATATTGCTATACCATCTTTAAATTCATATGGTGCTGCATTTGAGAAAGCATTTGATGATAATTTTGCCTTTATTGGTGAATATAGAGATTCTATCAAAGCACTTGAAGTTGTTAGATTTGAAATATTTGATTTTAAATTTAAAGAAAAAGTTACTTCATTAATTAAAGATAGAAGTACTTCAGATTTTGCTTACAATCCAACAAATGAAGAACTTGATGTAATCCTTCAAGAATTAATAAACGAAGGTTTTGGACATGTTATTAAAGATATAAATGGTGGTTATCATTCATTTGAGAAATCACAAGTTGAAGATTCTATGAATAGAACAAGTTTAAGAACTCACAATGAAAATAATTTAAGAGATGACAGTACAACATCTGCATCAATTGACATTAGAAAAGAAGTTGTAAATACAGGAGCAGCTCCAGTTACAAGTATTCATAATCAAGATGGATGGCAAGTTAGATATGCTACATTAAAAACTGGTATTCAAAATGTATTCGATGCTATTATATCTGGACTAGACAATCACGAAGATGGAACATACTTGTACAATGAAGGATTTAGCAAAGCAAATACTAAACATTCAATTTTACAAAGTCAATTAGTTGATATGGAAAATATTTTAGATAAACTTGGCTCAGATGGAATTGCTGAGTTATTATCTGGTATTGATGCTTCATCTTCTATAAAGATATTAGATGTATTTGAAAAAATGACTAAACCATTGGTTAATAAAATGGCAGAAGAAAATTCTGAAAGCAAAAATGGATTTGCAATAGCAGAAGCTAAAAAAGACATTACTAAACTTGACGCTCTTAGAAGATTTGCAAAAGACACAACTGTGTCATCAAATGAAATACTTGCTTCATTAAATAAAAAAGTAGATAATGTTGCAATTGCTCACTTGTATGCAATAGATACTGGTAAGCAATTCTCTGGTACTCTTGGTGGATTCAAAGATATGAAAGTAGATACTACTAGAATCTTTAATTTTTATAATGATATAATCTATAAAGCAATAAGTATGCTAGATCAAGATTTAGTAGCTGAAGAAACTAATACTAAAACTGGTTTTGGTTATGTAGTTGAAAATTCATTACTTGGTGATTCTGCTGAAGTAAAAGCAACTAGAAAAAAACTATACAATGAAGCTTACTACAACGCAATAAATCTTGGACTTAAGCCAGATCAAGTTGATGAAATAATGAAAATAGTAGAAGATCTTATGGATTGTAAACCATAGGATCTTATTTTAAATAAAAAAGGAATCTTATGGGATGTAATGTTGAAAAAGCAAAAGTTAAAATAGCAGATATAATTAATTCAGGAATTAAAAATAATAGTGTATCGAGTTCTGAAAAAGCTATGAAGCAATCAGAACAATTTGCAGATATTCTTGACAAAATTAAATCAAATTATGTTTTAAACAAAGATGTAAAAGAAAATGCTAATTCAAATATTACTGAACAATTAGTACCAGCTGAAGAAAAAGTTCCTGCTGAAAAAGAAACTAAAGGTTCTATGGATAGTAAAACAACTGAGAATATTGATATTATATCTACTGATGTTACAAAGATAAATATTAAAGATGAATTACTTGGATTTGTTGCAGCTGGTGCTTCAAAACATGACAAAAATGTTGATATGGATTTCTTTGGAAGTTTTATTGAAACAATTAAAAAAGTATCTGCTAATTTAGAGAAATATGGATTAGACAAGAATATTGAATTTAGACAACATAAGATGGCTACAGATAGATATACTCGAGGAACATATACGTTTGGTGAAGATGTTGCCAAAGACAACAGTCATCTCTCTGGCTCTGATAATGGATACATGTTTGAAATAGATGGTGGAGTTGTAGATATTTATTATGGTAAAGGATTCTATAATGAAACTGAAGATGGAATTGTTCAAAATGAATTAAGACAAGATATTTCGTTAAGTACAAATACTGAGTTAATTATGCATGAGATTCTTCACTCAATGATCGAGAAAGCATACGATCAAGATAAAGCATTGAATAGAGCATTGTTCTTATTGAAAGAACAAGTTATGAAAAAGATTTCATACAAAGATTTATTAGGAAAAGATGAAAGTGAAGCTACAAATGCTGAGATTCAATTAGCTAAAGATATATATGCTTATATGCATAATCCAACTGAGTTTTTAGCTTATGCTGCTACTAATCAGAATGTGTTTCTTGCAATAAAAGATTTGACGATATCTAATACTTTAATTGGAAAATTTGAAGCTAAGCGTGGAGATACAATTGGTAAATTCAAACAGTTTTTAAATAAATTTATTGATGCTATAAATAAAGTATATACAGCTTTAACAACTGGTGAAAGTGCTAAGATTGAGTTTGATAAAATATTAAATGGACTTATTGAAGTAAATACTAAAATTGAAATTGGTGCATTAGATATTAAAATGCAAAAAGAATTTAAACCATATGCTGCGTTTGGAGTTGGTGAAAAATTCAAGAAAACAAATGACTGGATGCTTGAAGCTGAAAAAGGTACATTTAGTAAATTAAAAGATGTATGGTCTGCAGATAGTGTTAGAAACAAAGCTGAAGGAGCTGGTAGATTTATTGAGTCAATTGGTGATTGGAGAGGACTTCAATGGCTTAGAGATACAAGACTAATATCTGATTTAGTTACTGACATGGTTGAAGATACTACTTCTGATGGAGTTGCTTGGTTTTATGAATCTGTGCGTCATATCAAGGGTACCAGAGAGAAGGATAAGCTAGACTTTTCTTCAGTTATGAAAAAGAAAGTTGGAGCTGAATTTGGTGAGTTTAGCAAAGAAGAAAGATCTGCTGTTACATTTATGCTACAAGGAGACTGGAAAGCTCTTGGAGTTAGTTTATCTGAATATAAAGATATGTTAACTGACGAATCAAAAGTTGAAGCTAGGATTTCTGACCTTAAGAACCAGATAAAGCATCCTGAATATATCAATCAATCTGCTATGCTTGGATACTATTTGGTTAATGGAGAAGCGAAAGGTTCTGCTACTATGAAAAGTGCATATCAAATTGTGCATAGATTTCATACTGGAAAAGAATCATCTCCATTACAAAGTGATATAGATACTGATTCAATGATTAAATTGGTTGATGAATTGTCTTCATTGTATGCGATTAAATATACTGAAAAAAGTATTAAAGATAATATTGTAAGAGCTATAGAAAGAGATGCTGATGTTGTTAGTTTTGGAAGTGATACATACTATGCTTACAGATTAAAAGAGCAAAACGGACAACTTGCTATGTTTGGCAAATATATGGATAAAGGATATGTTAGAAAATCTGGTACTGTTGACATGAAATTTGATATTATTCCAGAAAGTAAATTAATTAGAAATAGTAAAATATCTGCATTAAATCATAAAATTATTAGAGAACTTCCTGAAGTTCAAAACAATATGCATGATGCTGGATTAAATGATTCATTTGAAAAATATTATCTTGTTGTTGAAAGAGATAGGGATCCAGCTAGAACTCAAGGTGTTCTTGATGATATATCTATTATTGAGCAAGGACAAGAGCTTGCTTCATTTACTGCTGGTAAAGAAATTGACTATGCTGACATGAAAAACTATACAATTAGAAGATTTGGTGCACATGAGAAAACATATTTAAATAAACCAATAGATGATAGTATTGAAGCCATGAGAGATAGAAAAAGCTATAGCATATCAAATATAGATATTAATGGAAATATTGTTGGATATGCAGAACCAGTTAGTGAAGCTGATAAAATTAATTATGGAAGAATTAACAATGATATTGCCGATGTTATTGGAAATACTGCATCGCATATTCAATCTAAAGAAAAAGCATTATTAAATAATCAAAATTTTATTGAATTATTAATAGCTGATAGCAATAATAATATTGGAACACCTGGTTATGTATTTATCAGTTCAGATTCAAAAGAAATTGAATTACAAAAATACTGGGCAATGATTCCTGATTATAGTAGATCATTTATTGAGCATGAAACTGCCGTTAAAGGATTATGGGTTAAAAGAAGTAGGATTAATAATATCGTTGGATATAAAGATGTTAGTATAAGTAATATGAAATTGTTTGGATTAAAACTTGAAGATTATCCTCAATGGCAAAAAGCTATTAAGATAGTTGAACATACTTGGAAAGAAATTGCTAGTTCATATAAAGAGATAATCGTTAAGCTTATGCCAAATGTTATATTATCAAATGCTACAAGTAATATGTTTGTTGCAATGAGACATGGAATTGGACCTATGGAATATGCTAAATCATTTAGAAAATCTTGGTCTGAATTGAGTGAATATATTGAATTGAATGAAGAATTAGTTAGTTTAAAAATTGATAGAGATATTGGTAAAAAAGGATTAAGTCCTAAAATAGCTGAACTTGAAAAAAGGCTAGAACGAAATGGAATGCATCCATTAATTAAAGATGGACAGTTTTCTATGATATTTGAAGACTTAGATAAAGATTTAATTGGAAAAACTACACATTTAAAAGATGTAGTTAGTTCTAGAATTGAAAAAACATTTGGTAAAAATGTTGCAGATAATCTTGAAGAATTTAGACAAAATGTTTATGTTACTAAAGACACAAGGGGCCATCAAGCTATTGAAAAGTTAACATTATTCAATGATATTATTAATAAAAAAATAATTATGGATAAAATGATGCAAGATATTAATGAAATTAATTTTGCTACTACAGAAGCCAGAGAAGCTGCTGAGATAGATGTTCTTAATTATCTTGATCAATTATTCGTAAACTATTCTTACTTGACTAATAAGTATGTTAAATGGGCTTCAGATACTAATACAATACTGTTTATTAAATATTTTTTAAGAGCTGGGAAAGCATCTTTGAATATGATGCGAAGAATGCCACTTGGTTCAACTATTGCAGAAGCATTGGATTCATTTGTAATGAATGTTCCAGATCCTATTGACCAATATATGAGTCCAATTAGTACATTAAGTGGAAAAGTTGGATTAAGTCCAGTTGATATGCTAAGCGAGATATTATTCCCTAGAATCATTACTGTTATGCCATGATATTCTTCAATCATAAGTACCAGCTAACTGGTACTTCATGCTAAAAGTCCATGTCTTTATATGGAGCTTTAACTTCTTCTTCAATCTCTTGTACCCTTGATTGAGTCTTATCTTGTTCTTGTTTTGAGTTTGATTTTGTCTTTATATGTCCATATCCTTTTGGATATTTTGGAGCATATGCAAAAGCTTCCGAACCACCATTGTCTATATAGTTTCTTGATTCAATTATTTTAACAAATTCGTTTTCTACTAAATATTTCATATGAGCTGAAAGAGTTTTTTTGTCTATTTTTAATTTCTTTGCCATTTCTGATTGAGACATTCTATTTGTAACTTCTTCACAATATCCAAATGATCTTCTAACTATATGCATATATAAAGGTATTTTTGAATATTGAATATTTTCTTCTGCAAATATACTGCATATTCCTATGTTTTGCCATCCATTATTACTATATTGTTCTATTGAGTTTTCCATATTGAACTCCTCAGTTATTGCTTAAATATAGGAGTATACTTATGACTTGCAGAGCCAGCTCCTATTAGTTTGTGATTTGATTTTTCTATTTTTAAAAAACCATCACTTTCTAATTGTTTTAAATATTTTGACAATGTTTTTCTAGACATTCCAAATTTTTTTGCCAAATCTTCTTGGCTAACTCTATCTGTTGTAAGTTTTAATTGCGCCAAAGATTCCTGGCACATTTCAACAAAGATACATCTTGGTTTTAATTTTTTTATAGTTTCAGAAGCATATACTCCACACACTCCTAGATTTTGAATAGAAGCATTGTATTCACTTATTTCTTGTCTAATATCTGGCTCTCCCATATGCTTTTCAAAATGCTCTATGTTTTTCAGAGCCAGGATTGAATACTTTTCTTTTGAACCAATTTCGTTTAAAATTAGTAATTTTGACACTTTAATCTTTCTGTAGTTTTTTAAATTTGAGGCAGATTCTGAAGTTTACAAGGCTTCGATTCTTTTTTAATCCTCAAGAAAGAACAGCAGAAATCAGGTGCCTTGTAAAACCTTTGATTACTGTTCTTACTTGAAAATTATATTTTAAAATTATACACTACTTAACCTTAAAGTTATATGAAAAATTTACACATTCCAGATAGTGTAAAATCTCCACTATTGGTGGTGGAGAAATTCCCCTATTCGTAGTGGAAATTCTCCACTATTCGAGGAAAATTTCCCCCGTCTATAGATGGTGGAGAAATTCTACCATCTATTAACACCTGTTAAACATACCTGAGAAGGTATGTTAAAAAAATAGAACTGAAATTAATCTATCGCTTCGCTTCGATTAATTAAGAGTACCAGAGATATTGTTGGACTTTTACTTTTGCAGAAAGTTACATCATCTGGTACTCTTGATTAGATATGATTTGTTCTGAGATATTCTAGTACTTCTTTACCTAAGTCAGTAAGCCATGCTCCTCTTGGAGAAGAACCATAGTCTATACAATTATTTAATAATCCAAGAATTAACCAATATTCCATTACTGAAAGATTTTCTTGACCATTTATTGTTTCTGGTATTTCATCAGATATGAATAATCCTTGTTCTTTCCATGTTAAAATATCTTCCATGTGATTCAAAAGGTTATCTCTATCTAATTCTCCATATGTAAGTATTGGTAATTCATTAAACCAATCATTAAATCGTTCTTCATTCATTTGTTTTGTTTCCTTGTTGTTATATGTTGTTTAATAGCTAATATTTGTTCTGTGGCTTGTCGAATATGTAAAACCATGCAAAGACCAATCCAATGAAAAAGATTGCTCCTAATAGCTTTAAAATGATGCAAAATATCATAAAGATAAATATAGCAATTATGAATTTCAATGTATTCCATAATATCATTCAAAATCTCCTCTTAAGCTACTCATTGAGAAAGAAGTATATTTATCTGGTACTGATAGCCATTGAGCGTTTTCGTATTGGTATCTTCCTCTTGTTATTACTACATAGTAAAGTCTAAATTCTTCTAATTGTTTGTTATTTAGTAAATCTAAATTTGGATTTTCTTTTCTAAAATATTCGTATTTCATTGGATCGAACGACCATTTATCTTGTAGTTTTAATTTGTCTTGGTCTATTCTTGAATTTACTTCATCGTTTTGTATTTTTACTATTTTGTCAAGAGCATTGTTTAAATCGTCTTCAATGTATATAGAATCAAAAGTTAGACCTTTGCTGCTATGAGCTGAGGTAATTGTTGTTTGATGCGTATCGTGATGCTTCTCGTGCTCTAAAGCGCTATAGTATGATTCGTATATTGCTTGATTACCGAATCTTTTAATAAGTGATATTGCAGAAACAATTCCAATGTCATCTCCATGTACATTTTCTAAGAATGCAAGCACATCATCTCCGAAATCTCTTTGAAGTTTATAATCTGAATTATATTCTTTCATGTCTGCTTCTAGGAATCTAAATTCTGACACAGATACTTCTCTATATGGATCTTTTCTTAATCCCATTAGAATTAATGGAAGTTGAAATAGTGATTTAACTGGTCTTGTTAAATTATATTTTGTTTTATGTTTATCAAGTTCTATCATACGATTAATTATTGCAGCGTTTGTTCTTGCTATATATGCAAAAGTTGCTGTACTTTGTTCTGGTGGATTTTTATATTTTAATCCCTTGAACTCCATTTCATTTGATAAATATGCATGACAAAATTCTTCAATAACTGGAGCTAAATCTGAAGAAACTCTGTATGACATTGTTAATGGCATAAGTATTCCTTCTTTTTCTAAAGCTTTAAATCCATTTATAGTTTGATTGAAAGAATAGATATTTTGTTGTCTATCGCCAGTCATAACTTTTTTCTTTGAATTCAATAGCATGAAAATTTCTAATGAAACACCAGTTATGTCACCTGACTCATCAAGAGCAAGAAAATCATATTCTGGTTGTTTTATTAAATTGTGATGCATTAAAATATGGAATAGTTTTAAATAGAAGTCGTGAGTGCATTCTATCTTTCCGTCCTTCATTTTAATGAAATATGATTTTAATAAATCTGATTCATATTGTGTTATTTTATCTTCATAGCATTCATCAATGAATCCTTGAATTGTTATATGTCTTGATAAGAAATATTTTGCAAGAATATCAACTAGAAATGATTTTTTAATTGGATCCATTTTTTCTGTAATCATTCTTGCTTTTAATGTTGGTCCAAGTTTTAAATTAAATTGTCTAACTGTTGATCCATATGCCAATGAATGTATTGTTCTGCAGTCTACATTTGGTCCAAATTTTTCTGAAGCTTCATCAGCTATTGCTTTGTTGTAAGAGATATATAATCCTCTTGTAACATTTAGTTGATTAGCTATTTCTATTAATAGGTGCGTTTTGCCAGATCCAGCTACTGCGTCAATTTTGACTAAGTTACAGGCATCCTCCTTAATGGTATCTACTACCGCTTGTTGTTCGATTGTTAAAGAATTCAATTCTTCTCCTATTATGCTTTTAGTGTATATAATTTGTAGAACCAGATTGTGTGTTTGCTAGAATGAAATTTATTTTGATGTTATCTGGCTCTAGAAAGTACATAAGCTGGTACTCTTGATATGTTTAATCTTAAGTACCAGATATTTTATTTTTGTCTTTGATCTAAAATCTTTTGAAGTTTAGGTTCTGGAGCATATTTTTCATCAAAATCTGCTGGCTTTAGTAGTTTTCCTGCTTCGTCTCTTGGGCATCCAAGTTTTGCTTTATTTGATTGATTTACGATTAATAATGCTTGTTGAATTTCTTGAGCATTTAATCCAAGTTTTGACATTGATCCAATTGCATAAACAACTGCATCGCAAGCCTTGTCAAGTCTTTCAACATCAGATGCTGTTTTGCAGAATGCACCTTTTGAAATGCCTCTTGATACACTTTTGTGCGTTGGAATTACTGGATCATTTTCAAAATCAAAATGTTTATTTAATGCTTCAGCTAAAGATGGAAGTCCTCCTCCTTTGGAAGATAGAGATATACCCTCAAGTGCTTCCTCAATTTGAAAACTACTTTCAAGAATGTCATCATATTCTCTTTTAGCATTTCCAGCATCAACTTGCCATTGCCAAATACTTTTAATAGGATTTGTCATTAAATAGTTCCTTCGAATAATTTTTGTTTTAATAAATAACCTTCAAGCATCCAAATTTTTTCAGTTGCGTTTTCTTTTGCTATTTTTTCACCAATTTCTTGATTGTAGTTTGCTGGAGAAGCACAAGCCGATTCACCAGTTACTGTGAAACCATTTTCAAGTGTCAATACACAAACTGTTAAAACATCTGTTAGTTTATGAAAACTACATTCTTTAATCTTAGATTTAATTAAATCTGGAGTTAATCTTGGAGCATTTAAGTTTTTATCCTGAATCATTTGTTCTGTTGTTGTATTATTATTACTCATTAGTATGCCACCATTTTTGCTAAGTATTTTTTAGAAAGTTCTGGATCGCTTCCTAAGTCTTTGTATGCTTCTTTAATGTTTTTATATCCTGCAAGTTCAACAACTTGTTTTTTGTTTAATCTACATAGATATTTGTAGTGTTCTCTATTTGACATTATTTATTCCTTATTTATTTTTATTGTTTAAATCTTTTAGTACCAGAGCTATATCTGGTTCTGAATAACCTAATTCCTTTAGCAATTCTCTATTGAAGTTAATTGCTTTACTTACTTCTGACATTCTTTGATTGTCAATCATATTATCAGTTATTACTAATTTTTTCATTAGCTTTGTAGATAATTGTATTTTTACAAACAGAACATCTTTATATGGATATTCTGCATATTCCTTCATTTCTGTATCATATAAGTATTTAGCTGATTGCATTGACTGCTTCCCCATCTTTTAGAAGTTCTCTAAATTCATCTTTAGAAATAGAATTATTAGTATAAATATATCTATGTTCTTCATCAAAAGGATTTACATCATCTGGTACTCTTGATTTGGTCTCATCTAATTTTGATTCATTTGTATTTGTCACTAGTTTTACTATTTTTAATAACTCTAGTGTTGCATCTACTATGTCTTCATTTTTAACATGAAATTCACATATTTCACCAATTTTATCTGGTGAGAATTTTTCATTATCATCAGCTAATCTTCTACACCATTCAAGCATATTAAAATCTGCTCTTGATGCTTCAGCTCTCCATTGTCTTGTTTTTTCATCTGCATCAATAAATATAGTATGTACTCTGTCTCCAAAGTGTTTTTTTATTTTTTTTGCACCTTCTAAATCAAGAACAACTACGTATTGCTTATCATCTTCAATTTGATTTTTATGTAACGCATAATACCAGTTACCTGCCACTGTGCTATAGCATCTTGATTCTATTATATTATCATGTACATACATATCCAAAAGAGTATTGTTGTCAATAAAGAAATATGGATTTCCTTCTGATTCTTCTGCTCTCATAGGTCTTGTAGAATGCGACACAACAAAGTTAAAACCAACTTGTTGTAGTATTTTAGCAAGTGTGTCTTTTCCGGCTCCAGAGAAGCCAGCAAGTACTATAATTTTGTTATTCATTTTTTTCCAATTCACTAATTTTAATAAATTTTTGATTAGTTGTTTTTGATTCTAAACCACCTAGTTCTTTTATATATCTTCCTGTTTTAATATATGTAAGATTAGATAGTAAGTTATCTGAAATTTGATTTAGTTCTAGTCCAGTGTATAGACAAGTTTTGAGATTGTTTGATTTAACTAGTTTTAATAATTTAATTAAATAATCTTCTTGCCATTCTCCTCCATAAAATAAGACACAAGTTATGTATTTACTTCTTGTAATTAGGTCTTGTAATATATTTTCTGTAAGTTCTTCGCCATATTTAGGATTCCATGTTTCTGTAGAGTGACAACCTTTGCATGCTAATTTACAACCAGATATCGAAAGTGCCAGAGATATTTCATCTGGTACTTCCTGCAACACAATTTGTTTAGAACTATAATGTAACATTTTTAGTTTTATTATAATGTCTCAAATCTGCTTCTACTTGTCTTTCTGAACTAAAATCTTTAATTTTTTTAAGATAACCAATTACTCTAGTTGCCCAATAAATGTTTTTAGATTTACAATTGTCGCACTCATAAAGTGTTCTTTTATCAATTCTTCCACAATCTTCGCAGCAAGTTACTTTAATGTTAAAGCAAAAGTATTCACATCCTTCTTTAACCGCTACATCTAATAGTTTAGAGAAGCCTTCAGCTGTTGGATAAGACTCTAGATTACAATGGTAAGCCGAGCCTCCATCTAAAAATTTAGAAGTTTCTTTTCCGTGTAATACAAATTTATCAATAACTGAAATATCATTATCTTCTACTTTATAGAAGTAACTATTATAACAATCTCTTGGTACTACATAGCCATCGGCTCTATCCCATTTAGCGAATTTAACACCTAAGTTTTCAGCAGGTACAATCTCTGTATTAAACTTAACTCCATATTTTTTAGCAGATATTTTATTTAAATCTGAAATCTTTTTAAGTTCTGTTGCTAACCATGTTTTATATGGTTCATTATCTGAAATTTCATAACCTAAATACTCTGCAGCTTCTAATAAACCATTAATACCAATTGTTAGATATTGTTTATCAAGTGTTATATAACCAGCAGTATATGTTGGCATCATTCCTGCTTCTAGATACTCTTCAAACAAATCTCTAAATGCTAATTGATATTGATGAATTTTTTCGACTTCATCTTCAATTTTTCTTCCATCTTGAATTAATCTATTATAATTAATTGCTATAACATTCAGAGAACCAGTTGAGACTCCACCTGCACCAAGCGAATAAGAGAAATCATTAACCGAATCTGATACATCATTTTTAAGTCGGCAGCAACTAGAAAGTGCATGTGCTGAATCAGATGTAAATGTAAAGAATGAATTTCCTTCCGCATACTCCTTAGATATAAAATTTTTAAATTCTGTATCAATAAGAGTTTCACCATCATTTAAGCAAGCTGCTGTTACAACTGGAAAAGTTAATAATGCAACTTCTCTTTCTTTGTTGAACCATTTCATAAAATGTTTTTGTAATTTATTTAATGAATCCCAACTTGGTTTTTGCATATCTGGGAATACAAAGTTACCAAACATTGATTCAAAATACGATTTATCATATATGCTTATGTTCCAAAATACACTCTGAAAACCCCTTGCAGCCGCAGGTTGATTTAATGCATACACTACAGATTGAATTTCTTGAGTAATTATTTTTTCATGTGTTAGTAAATAATTATCTCCATATTCTTTTCTTGCAAAATGATCAAAATACATTAGCCATTCTACTGTCGCAACAGCACCAGCAAATTGTGAAGATACTGCAAATACCAAGTTAATAAAACCACCGTTAAATGATGATAAATGTTTTGGTGCTTTTGTTTCACCACCAAATGATTTTAATCCTTCAAGTAAAAATGGGTACAATGAAATAGATACACAATATGGCATTAAAGATGTTTCATCATGCGTATATATTTCATGAGACTCTAATTGCCTCTTGTACTCTAATGCCAAATCTTCTCCACTTCGTTGTGTAATTTTATCCATAATTAAGCTTCTATTCACTTGAATATTTATATCTTTATTCAGTTCGGCAGATAACGTAGCAATATTTTTATGAGATACATTCGCATTTGCATCCATTTTTGATCCATCTGCTGCATTGCTAGCTTTGATGTAATTATTTATAAATGCTTTTTTTGCATCTATTTGTTCTTTGGTTAGTTTAACCATATTTTTTGTTTTCCTTTGTTTGTGATTTTATTTATTTTAATATAAAATTAGTTATTCATACATTAAATAAAATGTCACATTTTTGACATTGAATACTAAGTATAATGTTTATATTTATATACTTAGTATTATTCTAAAAATCGTCGAAGTCGATAGAACCTTTTGAGTAGTTAACAACATTTCCTTCAAAGAAGTTTGTTCTTTGGTCATTGAAACTTGCATATCCATCAACCCATGGAATAGGGTGTTTCACTCCGTATTCTGGTTTATATCCAACTGCTGCAAGTCTTTTATCTGCAAGATATTGAATATATTGTTCGATGATTGAATCTGTAAATCCTAGAATTTGTCCTTTTGTGATATGCTTACCCCAATTTGATTCTAATTCTACTGCTTTTCTAAACATTTCTCTTACTAGTTTTTCAAGTCTTTCTGTAAATAGCTCTGGTCTTTCTTTTCTTACTGAATTAATCATGTTTTGGAAAAGTAATAGGTGAGTTACTTCATCCCTTTGTATGAATTTAATCATTTGAGATGAACCTAGCATTTTTCCTGATTTACCAAGTGCATACATAGCTGCAAATCCTGCATGAAAGTATATACCTTCAAGAATTTGATTTGCAAATAATGCAAGAACCAATTTTTCATCTGTTATATCTCCAGCCAATTCACTATAAACAAGAGAAAGATATTTATTCTTCTTTAAGAGTACTGAATCTGTTTTCCATAAATTATAAATTTCATCTGTGTTTTCAGAAATAGACTCAACCATAACGGCATAAGATTTACTATGATTTGCTTCTTCATAAGATTGTCTAGATAAACAAGCATTTATTTCAGGAGCTGTGATATATGGATTTATGTTGTCCATTAGATTATTTGTTTGTAAAGAATCCATAGACATTAAATTTGATAAAACTAGATCATACATTCTTTTCTCTGGTTCTGTAAGATATTTATAATCTTTGGCATCCCCTGTCATTTGAACTTCTCTTGGAAACCAAGTATTAGCTTCCATTGTGTCCCAAAGATTTAATGCCCATTCATATTTCATTGTAGTAAAGTTTATCATACCATCTGGATTACCACCGAAAACCTTACGGTTTCCAGTAGTTTCATTTGATTCTGTATTAAATACATTTTTTCTATTCATAATCATTGGCAACCGCTGCATTCTAAGCTTCTATCTTCTACATCAATTTTAGCTTCAGGTGATTTACTTCTTAGATAATAGTTTGATTTATTACCTAATTTCCAAGATAACATATAAATCTCATGTAGATCTTTACCTGTTACCTTAGATGGGTCAGCAAAAACATTTAGAGATTGACCTTGATCAATCCATTTACCTCTAACTGCTGCAGCTCTAATAATATCTCTTTGATCTAATTCATAAGCTGGTTTATAGTATTGATATGTTTCTGAATTAAGATTTGGAACAACAACTGGAATTAATCCTGATAAGTTTTCTTCAAACCATTTTCTTTTATAACAAGGTTCAATTGCTTGAGTTGTACCTACAAGAATAGAAATAGAACTTGTAGGAGCAATAGCCATTAAATAACCATTTCTGATACCAGTATTTTTAATTTTATGTCTTAATGCTTCCCAAAGAATATACATTGGATAATATTTTTTAAGTTTTGTAAGCATTAATGTTTCTTGATTTGCATGATCATGTGGCATAATACCTTTTGACCATTTAGAACCTTCAAAATCTGGATATGCACCTTTTTCAATAGCTAAATCTGCAGAAGCATTAATAGTGTTGAATGAAATTAATTCCATAACATCATTTATTAATTCTAAATGTTCTTGAGAACCAAAGTATATTTGTTTTTCTGCAAGCATTTGATGTTCACCCATAACTCCAAGACCAACTGCTCTTGATTTTAAGTTTGTAGCTTTTACTTTTCGTAAAGGATAGAAATTTAAATCAATAACATTATCAAGCATTCTAATAGCTATTGGAACAACTCTTTCAATGTCTTCTTTTGTGTTAATTCTTGAAAGATTTACAGATGCTAAGTTACAAACAGCTGTATCTCCGTCTATTTTTTCTTTTTCAACGCAGAATACTTTTGATGTTACATCTGGAGCTAAATTTTCAGATTTCTTTAACACTATAGTATCAAGAGATGTAATTTTGTTAGCTTTTTTTGTTTTACTATTTTTTAGCAATACATCAACATTTTCTTCTGCTAATAGAAATTTATTTCCATTGTCAATCCAGATTTTAATTAAATATTTATCTGGTTTTGTATTTTGGAAAATCTCAGTACAAAGGTTACTTGATCTAATATGTCCAACATGAGAGTTTGGATTAGCTCTATTTGCTGTATCTTTGAAACATAAGAATGGAGAACCACTTTCAAAGTAACTTGTAAGAATTTTCTTCCATAAATCTTTTGCTTTAACTACTTCTTTTCTCAAAGAATCATTTTTTTCAAAAGACTCATATTTTAATTTGAATTCATCTCCAAAACATTCAGATAATTCTTGTACTTCATATGGATCAAACAATGTCCACATTCCATCTTCTAAAACTCTTTCCATAAACAAGTCAGAAATCCAAAGTGCAGGAAATAAATCATGTGCTCTTCTTCTATCTTCACCAGAGTTCTTTTTCAAGTCTAAAAAGTCATTTATGTCTAAATGCCAAGGTTCAAGATAAACAGCTATGGCACCCTTTCTTGTCCCGATTTGGTCATAACCAATAGCAATATCGTTAACAATTTTTAACTGAGGAACAACTCCACCAGCTGCATTTTTATTGTTATCAATAACTCCACCCATAGCTCTTACTTGATTCCAATCTTGACCAACACCACCACCGAATTTAGATAACATACCAAATTCTTTAAACATACCAAAGATTCCTTCAATATTATCAGGAGTTGAACCAATATAACAAGAAGATAGTTGGTGTCTATTTGTTCTAGCATTCGATAAAGTCGGAGTTGCTAACATAACTTCAAATTTAGAAATTACATCATAAAACTCTTTTGCACATTGTTGTTTATTAACTTCATCTTGGGCTAAAAACATTGCTACACACATAAACATATGTTGAGGTAACTCAATAGTATTACCATTGTTATTTTTGATTAAATATCTATCATATAAAGTTTTTATACCTAAGTAGTTAAATAAGAAGTCTCTCTCTGGTTCTATGTATGCATTAAGATCTTCTAAATCGTATCCATCTGATAATGTTGGAAATAATTTTCCTTCATTAGTTGCATACTCAATATAGTCTTTAATGTGTCCATACGGAGTTCCTTTTGTGCTACCAAGAATTTTTCCTACAGTATGATATAAATCAAATAGAAAAAGTCTAGCACCAACAAAAGTCCAATTAGGAACATCTATATCAATTTTATCAACTGCAGTTTTAATTAATAGATGTTGAATATCAGCAGAACTCATACCATCTACAAATTGAATATGTGCATCAACTTCTAATTCAGATTGAGAAACTCCATCTAAATCTTTAGTTGCAGGAATTGTCATTTTTTGAATTTTTACAATATTTAATTCTTCAAGAGAATTAGATCTTTTTTTAATTCTAATCATTTAATTTCTCCTGCAGAAACAATTCCCCAGTCTTCCGCCAAAATATCTGTCTGTGATGCTAACCAACCAGTAACTATAGAGCCAGTTGCAGATTTCATATTTATATTAGGCAATCTAGTGATAGTTCCAGTATCACCATTTTCAAATAATGAAGCTTCAATTCCATCTATGTGTGTAAAATTTAGATCATTTTCTGAATCTTTTGAAACACTACCTTTATTTAAATAAATAAACATACCTTTTCCATTCCATCCCCATCTAGATACGCAATGTCCAAGTTTTAAAGCTTCAACTGCCATTCCAAATGGAAAGTTTCCAGTTTCTCTAAATTCTAAAAATACTTGTTCTTTTGTAGACCAAGAAATATATCCTTCAGCGAAATCAGTATTTGGTTTTGCATTTGTAAGATTTTCAATCATGAAACCTTCGTCGTCACCATTTTCATCAGATGGCAAATCCCAATTTCTAAGACTATTATATTCAAGTCTTGTCATTGGATATGCAACAACGAACTTAGAACCAAACAATGTTAATGTTTGTAATGTTTTAAGTTTCTCTTTGTTCATAGCTTATTTACCAGCTACAAAGTCTTTTAAAAGCTTGCCAGCTTTAAATTTAGCAACAGTTTTTGCTTCAACATTAACAGTTCTATCAGTACCAGGTACAGTTGCTGTTCTAGCAGATCTTTCAGCAGTTGCGAATGTTCCAAATCCAACTAAAGCAACTTGCTCTTTTCTTGCTAATGTTTCTGTAATTGTTTCTAATGTTGCATCTAATGCAGCTTTTGAATCTTTTTTTGTTAATCCTGATTTAGATGCGATTGCATCAATTAATTCATTTTTATTCATAGTTGTTTCCTTGAAATTTTATTTATAGGATTTATTGCACATATCCGTCTTATATACCTATTGATACAAGTGGTGGTGGGGAGAAAGTCCACATACCCCAATATGCACTACAATTTACTTTATACTAGTTCAGCTACACAAGCTTCAAATTCTCTATCAAAACATTTTGCATTAGTTGGCATTCCATCTTTTTCAAGAATTTTTTCTGCTTTTTCAAGTGCTTCTTCTTCTGATTTCGCATCTACATAAAAATATGCATGTACTGTTTCATAACAAGAAACTTTGTATTTTTTTTCTTCAGGCATTTTCTTCCTTTAGTTTGTGATTTATATACCAGTAGCCAATTAGCGCAGACACTAGTTATTTAATGTATTATATAAACTAATACATTTTTTCTCTAATGTCTGTTCTTTCTTTTGTATTTGGTAGACATTTATTTATAATTAACTTTTTTCTTGCTTCTACTGCTTCTTGTATTGTTTCAAAATTTCCTTCGTAGTATCTTATCTTTTTAAATACTACTTCGTAATAGAATTTTTTACCATTTGGATATACTCCAATTTCATTTGTTCTTGTAGTTTTTCTTCCATATCTCTTATTTGCTGCTTGAATATTTTTATTTGTCCATCTGCAGTTTTTTGGAGAATATCCAAGATTGTTGTTTTCTCTATCTATTGATAAATCTAAATTTTCTACGTATCCATTTTCAATTGACCATTTTCTAAAAAGATTAAAATCATTCCATTCTTCACATACCGATATTCCTCTTGCTCCATAATTCTTGTAGCCTTTGTTTGTTTTACAATTGCATCTTGATCTTATTGCTTCCCATATCATGTATAATTTTGGAGTATCTTTTTTTCCATTTGATTTTATTCCAGCTCTACATAAACATCCAGTTTGTTTTCCTGTTGTAATGTCTCCTACTCTTGCTTCAAATTCTTTTCCACAGTAGTTGCAAAGAAATAATGCAGTTCTTTTTTGATAATTATTAAATAATTTATATCCTAAATCTTTTAAAACTTTTATTCCATTTATTTCGTCACTTAATAATGTAGTTGAACTACAACTTCTACATTTATTATGTCCTCTTTCTCTGAATTGTCTATTTTTTTGTTTTGTTGTTGTTTCTCTAGATTCACCACAAGATTCGCATGCAACATAAATTTTTTTCATATTATATATTCCTTTTTTTTCATCAATAGTATTATATAATTATAATTATTAATTTAAGCTTTATGTGTCCGTCTAGTTAAGTGCACTTTTTATATGGGAAATTACATGGTTTTATTATTTATAAACCAATACCCTATTAAAAAGATTCAGCAGGTCCATCCTTTAGAGCACCTCTAATAGTCCTAAATGATTTTCCTGATATTTGTTCTGCATATTTTACACATTGTTCTTTATCTTTTGTCAAATCTAAATCTTTTTTCCATTTATGTGGTGGAACTGTAAAAATATTAAGTCCGCAAAGTTCTGCTACTGCCAATAATTTACCAAAATTTTGGTTAGTTGTTGAAGTAGAACTTGCTGAATTTCCAAATGACATAGCTGGAGATTCTAAAATAATAGCCACTTTCTCTGGTTCTAAAAATGTAAAAAATGTTCTTATATTATTTAGAGCCAGATTTATTTCGTATTTTGCAGCTGATATTTGAACTTTTTTTGCTTCACCTTTGTTTGGACCAGACTTTATAAATTGTTTTTTACCATTAAGTAAATCTAACTTATATCGTGCTGGTTTTGTTTCAACTTTTTTTATAGGCATTTCTATGCACTCTAGTAACTTACCATTTTGAAAAATAGATAGTCCACCAGATAATCCAGGATCTACTGAAACAACTGTATTAAATTTCATAGTATTACTACTAGAAATTTAATTTTTCAGCAGCAGCTTTTGTTTCTTCAGATGATGCAGAAGTTGATGCAGCATTAGCATCTTTTTTTACATAACCTTTGTATGTAAAGATTCCATCTTTGTTTTTTTCAACTTTTGCTTGGAATTTTTCAATATCTTCATTTCCAGCGTGAGTTACACCTTCGATGTCATTTGAATCTCTGTATGCTTCACCTTCTGCTTTGTTTGAATCTTGTGAATGTCTAATTAAAGCTTTAACTGATTTGTCATTTAATCCTAATAAGAATACACCTTTACATTCAGCACCAAATGAGCTAACTTTAGTTTCAGCACCTTGTTTGATGTTTTCCATAGCAACATTTGCAGCAACAGATAATGATTTTAATCTAGCAACGAAACCTTCATTGATTTTACCTGGTTTGTCTGCAGCTTTTTCTTCATCTGTTTGTTTTAAGTTTTTACCAATATCATCTCTAAATGATAAAGTTCTTTCTTGGTCATTATGTTTTACAGAAATATTTACTTTTAACATTTCTCCACCAAATTTGTTTGTGTAAAGAATTACTTCTTTAATTTTTGCATCATATACTCCTGAAGGCATTACTTCGAATGCTTCTGCTACTGTTGATGACTTTGCTGCATCGAATGTTTCTTGACTAATTCCTAATGATTCTAAAATACTCATTTTGTTTTTCCCTTAAATTTTAATTGGATTTTTGTTGAATTCTAATATGTAGTACCAGCTAATTTCTGGTACTCTTGATTAAAAAAGGACTATAATTGTATCTGTAATTAACTTTTATATTTGTTACTTAGCTTCTTCTTCGTAACTAATTGCTTCACCACAACAACCTATATCTACAGGCGCTTCTTGTACATTTTGCAATGCTGGCTCATCTGTTAAATCAACAGTTACTTCGATTCCATTTTTTTTATTTGCAATTGTTAATTCTTCATTTTGGTTAAACTTTTGTTCTGCCCAAGCTTTTACAATTTCAGATAATTCTTGATTGTTTAATACTATTTTCAAATTTTTTCCTTATTATTTTATTCCGTAGTATGAGCAAATTGCATCATCTACTATTTTTAAATCGTTATCTATATACTCATCTTTTATCATATCTTCTGGTGTTTTATAAAAATCACGACCAGATGATTGTGTCTTAAATTTATATCCATCTTTAGTTTTTATTGCTCTAATCGAAACAGTAAGTAACGATGGAATATCAATTTTTTCTGTAATAAATTTACCACCTACTACTTTAATTATTTCATCTCCATTTGCATCCAAATCAATATGGTTCACTATATAAACTCTTACATCATCAGGAAGTGATTGTGCTGTCATAAGAAGATTATAATAGTTTAATGCACTATTCATAAATTTCTCATAGCCTTTTTCTTTTGCTGTGTCCATTGTTTCTTTAAGAAGTAAGTGAGTTGAATCATCTATGATTACAATTTTTTTACCATATTCTGGTAACCTTGACAGAACTGCATTGATTGTTGCATAATCTGTTGAATATATATAGTGTCCAGTTTTTGTTTCTGAATCCCATGCTTTTAATTCTCCTGCTCCAGGAAAAGAAAATGGTTTTCTATTTGGTCTTATTATAAATGTTTCATCCCAATTTAAGTTCTTAAAAGATCTTGTTTTTCCAGAACCAGATGGTCCAGCAATACTTGTTAAAATACTCATATGCGTATTTCCTTTTTTTATATAAAATCATAGGACTTACAAATTAGCTGGTACTCTTGAATAAGTACTTATTTGTGCCAATAATGCCAAGATGTTATATTAATCGTTCAGTTATTTCAGATATATAATTTAATAAATTCTCTGGTATTATATGAATAAAATTATTGTTTTCAACATTTTTTATTTCATATTTTGTGATAATACTGCTATCAAATGGATAATCTCTTATTGGACTAATAATAAACTTATTAAAATTTTTTTGTTTTGGAATATCTATTCCATTTAATTTTATAATTGTTTCAAATATGTCTTGTTTATTCATAGTTATTTTCTTTGTACTGATCTTATTATTGTTTGCATATCTGAATCTGATATAGAAGATGATAGGCATGAATTTGCTTGTAATAGCCAGCTTTGCCAATCTTGTTCTTGTATTTCTTTTTTAAGCAATACTCCAAGAGAATATAGATTGTCGTTTCTGTTTCCATTTGATGTATTTGCCAAAAACCATCTCACTGCTGCATCAACTCTTACTGAAGCAGGAGCTGATCCACTAGATCTTTCATATTTTGTTACAGATGATGTTGCGTCTTGATGTTCTGAACTATCTGGAATAAATGTTCGAATATCTAAAAGACTTCCTTCATTGTACCAATGTTCTCCATCTGGATTACCATAATACCATCTTGAAGCGTTTCTACATTTTTTGTCTGCTTCTTCTATTCCAAGTGAACTAATAACATTCATATATGTATCTGAATATGTCTTGTAGTCTAAGTGGAATGTTGCAACAGTTGGAAGTATTATTCTGAATCTATCACAAGTTACCATTTCGTTTTTAACTTTTTTAGGTTTTTGATGACTTCTTGTTGTTGTAATTAGATATGTCATAGATGAGAATAGTTTTTTTGCATCTTCAAGAGTTAGATCATTATCAACATCTATTATGAATAAATTTTGTTCTTGAAGATAATTTTCATCATTGATATATTCGTTTCTGAAAGTACCAGCTGAATATCTGAACTCTGAATTTACTATTTTGTATAAACCTTTAAATGTACCACATTGTCTACCGAATCCTTCTGGTTGCGTTCTATCTGGATTTGTATTAACTGATATTAATATTTTTTCTAGATTTGTTTCTGATAGTTTTTCTATCTTGTATTTAACAATACCATTGTATTCTTTCTTGATTAGAGAGTTTCCAATTATATTTGCATGTTCTTCTACTAGAATCATTTGTGAATCTAATTCTTTTAGAGTTACATCTTTTACAGCTTTGACTAAGTCTGTTCTAGCAGCATATGATCTTTTTTCAATTTCATTATATAATCTCATATAGACTGGTTTTATTTCAATAGTTTCTTCTGCTGTTTTATCTAGAGCTTCTGTGAATTCTATTGCAAATTTTAGATGTTCTTCATTAATCGTATCTTCTAGATCTAGACATGCAATTATTCCTAAAAGTTTTTCAATCTTTTTTGGTGAACCTAAGTCTTCTGCTATAAGAGAATTTGATCTTTCTCTTTCTATTTCTTTTTGTGCATCATATTCAAGTAGTAATTCTCTAATTTCTTGAGGATATTTTATTGTTTGAGTATTATTCAAAAAGAATCTTAATTCAGCTGTGTATTTATCTAATTGATCATAGAATTCTTGATCTAATTTTTCGAATTCATAGTTTCTATTTTCTGATTTTTTATATGTATTGTTATGGTATATAAATGATCTACGAGCCATTCCTGATACATATATCTCTAGTAGTCTATCTTTCTTCTTTGAATCTAATTCGAATGGACCTGGTGCTCCGAATAACAATGAATTGAAACATACATCTTCAACCAAGAAATATGATTCTCCACCATTTGTTACATTCATTGGACCTTCAGAAGTACCAGTGTCCCATGTTGATTTTAGCTTAGTAAATATTTCAGACATAGACATAATTGAATCTCCAAGTTCGTCTGACACAACATTTACTCCTCCTGCTCCCATGTCTTTAACTGTTTGAGCTGCTTTTTGTAAAGCTTGCCAAGTTGATGATACTGGAACAAAGTATGAAGATAAGTTTAAATATCTTTGATCTGGCTTCCCTTCTTTGTCTTTGTTTGATTCATAAAATCCTGAAGATACTCTTTCAAATTTTTGATTCATTTCTCTATATATTGATTTTGCAATATTATCGCTATGGTTCTTGCCAATACCTGAATTTCCAAATGTTATACCAAAATAATTAGGAATAATTATCTTGTCTTTGTTGTTTGTTTTCCTTACGATTCTTATATTTTTTAGTGCCATAGCTGATGCCGTATTAAAGAATAATGCACTAAAGAACATTTCTTTTAATAGGATATATTCTGAATTGTCAAGTGCATATTTGTACAATATATTTATATTTTCTATATTTTTCAATTGTTTGCTCCTTTATTTAAATATTAAATTAACTAATTTTTTTGCTAAATAGTTTGATGATGTTTTTGCTAAATCATGTGCTAATGTTTTTTCATCTGAATGTCTTTGGTATGTAGTGCCAGAGTATTTTGGTTTAAATGCTTTTTTAATTAGATATGGATTTATCTTAACATTCTTCATAGTTTTTATCTACATTCAATAACTCTTGTTCTTCTTCATGTCTATTTAATGAAATATGTTGAATTTCAATTGCATCTTTTGGTTCTAATGTTTCAAGAATATTTCTTGCATCAGTTTCACTATTTGCTTTTACTTCGTATATTTCTATTTGTTTTATAACTATATCTACTTCTTTTTGAAATCTATAAACACTCATTTTGTTCCTTTAAATGTATTTTTATACTTTTTGATTTGAACAATTTTGTTGCTAATCTTATTTGAGCAAGTTCATCTGGCTCTACTTTTGATTCCATAAAATCTTTTAGTTCTTTAGATGTTAATGAAGCTTGTTTTACTAATATATTATCATGAAACATGTCAGCATTAAATTCCTTATTCACATCTGGTACCAGAGATATTTGTATTGATTTGTTCATTTTAAAATTGTTTATTAAATTTGAATTCTCTTTGTTTATTTTTTTCAAGTTTCCATTTTATTTGAGAATCTATATCAATATCTAATTCTCCAACTATATCTAATAATCTTATTATTGAATCTGCAATCTCATCTACAAAACTATCTTTTTTATAAAGACCATGTCCTTCTGCTTCATAGTTTTCTTTTCTCATTGCTTCTGTCATTTCACTAATTTCTGTATGAACTAATGATATTTTTTGAGATATAAAAGCATCTTTTGTTGCTTTTTTAATTTCTCCATCTAAAAATGATATAGAAGAGTCCATATCATTCCAGAATCCTTTTTCTCTAACATCTTTGTTTATTTCTTTTGATAATTCATTTAACATTTTTTTTCCTTATTTTTTATATTTTATTTCCATTTTTACATAGTCTATTGTTGTAATTTTTAGATTATGTAGTTTTAAAACTTCTTTTATTGTTTCTTTTGTTCCAAAGTATCCACCTATAATATCACAATAAAATACATTTGTTTTTAAATTTTCATTTAATTTAGATATTGTAATCACCTACTCTGGCTCCTAAAAGGGAATTTCGTCCATGTCTATATCTATTTCTGGAAAGTCCATTGGTTCTGGTTTTCTATATTCATCTAGCATAGAAGTATTTTCTTCTACATATTTATCTCTTAAGAATTGAATGAATCCAGTAATTTTGAATAGACCTAGTTCTTGTTTGATAATGTTTCTACATCTTGTTTTTAATGATTTAATCCATTGTTTTTTCATTGATGGAAATTCATCAAAATAGTATTGCATATCATAGTGAACGTGGAAATGTGGATTTGAACCAAATGTTGAAGTAGACCAGAATTGCTCAGGTTTATAATCATATGCGAAACCATTTTTAGAAATTGGTTTTCCATATTTATAAGTGTATATTAGCGTAGCAATTGTTATTATTTCCTTGTGATCTTTAGATATTTCATAAGCTTTTGCTAACTCATAAATATCCATAGATTTTAGGTCTTTTTCTAATGATTTTTTAATATCATTTAGTTTTTGAACATATATATCTCTAGTTATCAAACTTGGTTCATCTGAGTCTAAACAAACTGTTATGTCTTCAAGAGCAAGAGTTGATTCTAAATCTTGAATTGCTTTTTTGTCTACAGCTTTATCTCCAGTTCTTTGTGGAGGAATATAATGATCTGTGTGGAAGCCGAAACGTGATAAACTTTGAGCCATATCAAGATACTCTGAGAATTGTTTAGAATCGTGTTTTCTAGCTAACCTCATAACTTGTTGGATATATAAAGAACGAACCAGTGTAGGTCTTAATTGAACTCCTAGAACTACATCTGGACAATCGAAACCTATTCCTAGTCTATTTATTGAAACAAGACATTTGCAATATTTCTCTGGTACTGATGATGTAGCCATTTGAAATCCATCTTCGAATAGATCTCCAGTTAATTGATCATCTAATTTTGATTTTTTCTTTGTTTTTACAAATGGTTTATTTGATTTAAATGCTTCAAGCATATCTTCAGAGTTATCTGATTTTGAGTGATACGACATTGCTTCATATCCATCTTGAATTAGCATATTTGTAAATTTATCTGCTTGTTCTATTGATGAACAAAATACCATTGTTTTTTTATTTTTAGCATCCATTTGATTCATTGATTCAATTGCTAATTGTAAGTGCTCAGTTGTGTTAATAATCTTTTCTAATTCAACTGAATTATAATCATTTCCTGAAGATTTAACTCCTGAGAAATCAACTTGCTCTGCCCATTTTGGAACATAGTAATTAATTGGACACAAATATCCTGCATTTTGCATATCCATAACTGTAGCAGTTGTAAGCATTTCTGCATTTTGTAGTGCAAAACCTGCTTGGTCATAGCAAGTACCAGAGTATCCAATTTTTGCTTTTGGTTTTAAATGTCTATGAATAGCTCTGGTTCTATCAGTATCGTATTCTCTATGAATTTCATCTTGAAGGAAGAATTCACATTCTACTGATGTTTTATCTAATCTTGCGTGAAGTGTATGAGCTTGAACTAATTGTATTCTTTTTGTTGGATCAAATTCTGATTCACGTCCTGCTTTTAGAATTGAGTAATCCATATTCATTGATGTCATGCATTTTGCAATTTGATCTAATAGTGCAGTAATTGTAATTGATATTACAACTTTACCTTTTTTTTCAAGTAGTCTTGCTGTTTCTGCTATTATAACAGTTTTTCCTGAAGCTGGTGGACTGTCTATAACTATATTGTTTGAGCCAAACTCTACTGCTGCCAGTGTTTCTTCAGTAATATCTGCTTGATATGGTCTTAATGTTATTTTACTCATCTAAAATCTTTCAATTTATTTTCTATTTCTTCTTTTGCCAATAAAAGTGTATTTTTGCTAAAAACTCCAGTAATATGTGCTTTATCTTCTTTGTCTATCCATATTCTAAAATCAAACTTTGTTTTATCTTCTTCTTGAAGCGTGCATCCGTAATCATCAAATGTTATTCGTTTTGCAAATATTCCATTGTCTAATTTTACATTTTGACTACAAATTCCTTCTGGTTTTAGTTGTGTCCAGAATTTACATAATTCACATTTTTTCATTTTATTTTCCGTTATTTAGTATAAATTTTAAATCACTCATTGATATGCTTAATTGTTGAATATTTCCATCTATAAATTTAATTCTATCGCTCCATAGCAATGGCTTATCAGAAATTAAATCTTTTCTTGTTTTTTCATAATCTTGTAAATTTTTTTCATAATCATTTAATATGTTTTCAATTAATAAAATACATTTTATTTTTTTCATAGATTTTACCTTTATAATATTTATTCAAATAGACAGCAGATTGTATATAGTTTGCTATTAGGACTATATACTTTTGGACTTTGTCTGTATGAAGTTGTGCTTAAAAAAAATAGGAAATATATATGATTATATTGCAAAATCCTACTGTTATCTGCTTGAATAAATATTAAGCACCAGATGAACTGCCCTGGTACTTATGACTATTTAAAAATCGAAGTCCTATTAGAACTCAATTGGTTTGATGTATTCTTCAACTTGTTTTACTGGTGTAGCAGATAAACCTTTAGCGATGTTTCTATCTGTCATGTGTCTATTTTTATTATAGTTTGGACAAACATCTCTATAATCGCAATACAGCATACATCTTTTTGGAACACCTTTGTCGAATCCAAATTTAGCTGTATCACAAGTTTCTTCAGGCATTGAGTTTGAGTCAATATATGTTTGAAGTTCATCTGTTTTGTCGATGAACATTTGATACATTGTGTCTGCATCATGCATGAATAAATCTTGTAGTGTAAAGATATTATCTTTAACAGCAGAGCCACCTTTATTTATAATTGCTAAAGCACCACTAGCTGGTACTAAATGTACAATTCCATCTCTTAATTGTTCTTCTGATTTTAACTTGTGATCCAGCATTGAATATGTTGCAACTTGAAGATTGTAATCTGAATCAATTAAGTTTTTTGTTACTTCTTTGTATGAATAATCTGAGATAACTTTGTTATCAATAATAGTGTTTGTGAATTTGTCATAAACATCGTATTCTCCAGAAACTATCCATCCATTTGGAAGTTCTATTTCTAATCTTTTTGCAGTAATGTATCTGTTTTCAGTATCATTTTTTTCAATTGCATAATCAACACCTAATTGGAAAATTGATCCAATTGTATTTGCACCAAATTTTTCTTGTTGTTCTTTTTCAAAATTGTATTGAACCATAAGCATATAGTTCTCTTTTCCTAATGAAGAAGCAGATATTTTTCTTTGACCTACTTGTTTAGATCCAGAGTATTCTGTTGCTTTCATAAGTAGTTGTTCGTAATCTGCTTTCCAGTCTAATTCTTTATTCATCATTATTTCCTTGTTTGATATAAACACTAAATCCACATGGAACATCGTGTGTTGCTAGTTTAAAATAGTATTCATCATTATCTTTGTATAGCTCTATGAAGCTTGAACCAAATGAGCATAATTTGTTGAACATTTCATCTAATGTATTTGCTTCTGCATGACCAGTTTGTCCACGCCAATTTGAATTTCTTGCTTCAAGAACAATTGGAAATTCAACATTTTTTAGTTCGCATTCTATATTTTCTATAAAATCATCCAATTCGAAATCTTCACCATCTTCTTCGTAACTAAAAATTAACATTCAATTATCCTTTACTCGTAAAATATAATGTTTTCAACATTTTCGTCAATACATTGCTGGCTCTCTTGTTCGTTTAAAAATTCTTCTTTTAATACATCAATAGTGCATTCTTGAATTTCAACCCAAAATTCTTCTTCATCGCATCCATCTCTATGGTTTGACCAATCTATACCATTTTTGTTTAAAAAACTTATTAATTTATTTATAGATGGAACTTGTACGTATGCTACTTTACTTATTGTCATTGTTCTTTCCAATTATCCCACTCAGCTATTTGCAGAGCTAGTTGTCTGAATTCCCATTGAGTTTTAGGTTTAGTTCTAAGCTTTAACATATTGTCATATACTCTGGGAGTCATTCCTGTCCATATTTCAGTATATGCACCTTGTGGAAGTATTCTTCTAGCATTTTGAGGAGCTACACCTTGTTCTAGTGCTTTGTAATAATGATTTACACAAATGTCAATAACATCTTCAGTATATAGTTCTATTTTTGTTTCTACACTGTTTCCTGATTGAGTTTCTAAATTTAAACTTTGAAAAGAATTTACTCTTTCCATTTTTTCATCAATGTAAAATTCGAATGGTACTTTTTTACCTGACACATATCTTCTAGAATTGTGAACAATTATTCCATTTGCAATATAATTATGGTCTTTATGGTCTACTTCTAGGTCATATGTTTCTTCTTCTCCTACACTTTCAATGCTTATTATCATTCCGTAATTTGGACATTGTCTAGCATCTAATCCTTCTTGTTTTGTTTTTATTTCATGACATTTTTTACATAAAATTTGAACATTTGATTCTTCAAATCCTAATTCTGGATATGCATAAACAGGATTAATATGATCTAATTCTAGATTTTCATTAGAACTACATTTTATACATTTATTTTCATATTTATTTAATATTTTACTTCTTCTGAAATCAGCTTCCCAATAACTTCTCATTCTTTTTGCAAAACCTTGTTTAGTTGTTCCTAGCTCCATTGTATGTTTATTACTTATTTTTTGTCTTGATTCGTCTGAGTGTATTTTTCCAAATGCATGACTTTCTTCTCCAGTAATTCCTTTATTCCATACTGTAAAGGTAGATGATTTTTCTAATTGAGTATATTGAAGTCCATGTATATGAAACCATTTTTTTAAAGTATTGTAATTGATTCCTTCTTCTTCTGCAATTGATTTCATTCCTTTTTTATTTTTTAAATACTCTTCTTTTGTTTTTTTGCACCATTCATAATCTTGCCAAATATTTTTACCATTTACTGCAACAAAATCTTTTACAGATAATTCTTTTAATCTTTTCCATCCATTCTTTGTTAAAAATTTATGTTCATTTGATGTTTTTATTTTATATGTTTTTCCAATAGTTCCAATTTGTATAGTAACTTCAAAAACTTCTTTTTTACCAGTTTTAAATATTTCTTTTATAGGAGCTTTAAAAAATCTGTTTGAATCGAAATCATAACTTTTAACTTTTGGAAATTTATGTTTATCAAAATTTTTATGACTTTCTTGTATATCATAAGCTTCTTTAATTGTTCTTTTACCTTGTGATGTTAACAATAATGTGTCTCCGGCAACACATAATTCTTGTAAATGATAATTGTGACGGTTCCATTGTTTTGAAGTTGCTATATCAATATGTACCTTATAAACTTTATAGAACTTTTTAATAATAGCTTGTTCTAAAACATCTGTATTGAAGAAATCTTCAGATAGTTTTTGAGCTAATTTGAAATCTGTAGTCCACCCTAAGTCTTGCAATAGTGCTCTAAGATTTGTTAATAGATACTTTCTATTATTGTATGTGATAACTTCACCGAATTTTTCTGTATCATCAGTACCAGATGCATTATATGAAGCCAATAAATCACAAGATGATTCATCAAGTAGTACTGGAATAAATGCAAATGAGCTTGAAGGAATTCCTATATCCTCATTTGCTAATCTATTATATAAACCTTGACTTCCTATTATATCTGGAGATGCATAACAAACTGAAGCAATACTAGTTACTGCATTTAATCTTGATTCGTGAGAACTGTTTGCTTTTGAAAAGTCATACTCATGAATATATGCTATATTGTCTTCGAATATGTTGTTATTTTCATTAATTTTTTGTATCATTATTTTTCCTTCTTGATAGTATTTTAATACTTGTTCTATTTTTTTTAATTGTTTTTTCTGAAATAAGTTTTTTATTGTTTTTATCACAAATTGGTTCCATATATAATTTAGATAACCAATTACAAGCTTTCTCTTTTGCATAAGGCTGAGTAAAGCATGAATAGATATCTAATCCTCTGGCTTCTGCTAAAACATCTCTTGCTTTGTTTTTTAAAGCTTTTCTTCGTTCAAATTCTTGATCCATTAGATTAAAATCTAACTCATTATTTATTACAAAACTTGGAAATATCTTTTTATAATATGGTTTATTATGATTGTGAATATCCCATTTTCTATAGAATTGTTTTTCTGTCATTTGTCTTTAAAATATACTTTTATAATTGCATATTCTCTTTCAATTTGAGTTTTATCTTTAAAAATTATGTAATCATTTCCTTGTTCCAGTAAAACAGCAATTTCTATTTTTTCTTCTTCAAAATCTTTTAGATTAGTAAGTAATGTTTCATCTTTTTTATATTTAGCACTATTTCTATTTTTTGTTTTTATTTTTTTTGTAATCATATTTAATACCTAATTTTTTAATATTTTGCTTCTATATAAACATCTTTGTCTGAGTCTGTTCCATCTCCCCATGGAGTTTCACATACCATATAACCTATTCTATTGCACATATGACAACCGTTAATTGTGCAAAGCTTTCCAGAGCTTCCATCTACTACTGTCCATATGTGCTGATGTACTTCTGTGGTTAGATTATTTTCTGCTATGTACTCTTTTGCAACTTGTTCAGCTTCGTTTGAAAAATCAATTAAATATCCATTTCCATCTTCGTTTTCAATTGGTTTGAAATAATCATCAAATTGTTTTACTGTCAATGGTTTTTTATCTGCCATTTCCAATATTTGTTCATATGTTTTTTACTCATTCTAATAATCCTTTATCTGGTACTAAATTTTGACTAACAGTATAAAAATATACTGAATTCCCACCATCTTCTTCTGAAACATTTGCAAATGGCATATCACAATAGTTTTCAAAAACATCACTATCTACTTCGTCTCGATATATTCTTATATATCCAACATCTTTATTATCTAATTTCATTTATCTTTTCGCTATTTTATAAAAATATTTATTATTTTTTATGTATCCAATATCACTATAAGATAAGATTCCTGGTTTTCTATAATATTCTGATTGCGGACAATCTATTATAGTTTTATAATGGTATGAATTTTCAAAAAATTCTTTTGTTAATTCTTCTACTTTTGTAAATTTTTCAAACCAGTATATTTTTCCATCTATAACTCTTGGTATGATATTTCTATATACTGTTACTATTCCAGCTGGTTTATTTTTTATTAGATCAAAAATCATTTATTTTTTCCAGTATTTTATGTTTGAAGTTTTAACTCTATCTGGTACTCTTGATTCAATAAATGTTGGAATTGTTGTGAATATAAGTACCAGATAATAAGCATACTTATACTTTAAATTTAGTTTTGTGAAATAATTAAACATTATTTCTCCTTTATATTAATTAGTAAGTACATAGTATGCCGAGTAAACATATATGTGTATAATATGTGCATAATATGTACTTACGAATTATATAATATTAGTGCTCAAAGTCCGATAAAATATCGAACTTATTTGCTTCTTTTGAAAATTCTAAGCTTATCTAATTTTTGTTCTATTAGAATAAATCTTTGATAAAGTGTTGTATTTTCAGACATAAGTATTTTAAATGCAATTCCATTTAAAGCAAATCCATAGAATGGAATTACATGAGTAAACACTCTTTGTTCAATTCTTAAATGTTGTAATTCTTCAAGATATAGCATTACTTTTCTATGTTCTACTGGATCATTTTTTTGAAGATTTAAAACCATCACTAGTGCAGTTGCTATTGTTATTACAAACCATGATAAATTTAGAATCCATCCTACTATTGCTATATTTGTTATTGTTTCAGTCATTTTTTTTCCTTTATTTGCATTCTATTTTGTTGTATTCAGAAGCTCTTGATCTATATAAAGCTTTCGATGACGAGTTGCTTTTTAGATATGTTTTCTCTATTTTTTCTAATTCATCTATTGCAATACAATATGTAACTTCATCTAAAATTTTTAATAATTTTTGATATGGTTTTACATCACTAAGACAATAATCTGTTTTTAGTTTTAATTTGTTAAATTTTTCAACTTTTTTATTTTTTTCTTTTTCGTGATGTTCTTTTAATTTTTTAATAAATTTTATATCAATTTTTAAAAGTTCTATTTCTTCATCTGAAATTACACAAGCATAATAATTACATGTTGATATACTACCTGTAAATTTTATACCAAAAAATGATACTTCTTTTGCTAATTTTTCTGCTTTTTCTTTTAAGTTTTTTTTTACAAATTCATTAATATCATACTTTGAATAATTTTCTATATTAAATTCTTTTATTTTTGGCATTTTATTTCTCCATGTATTTTGATAGAACTCTATTTAGTTCTTTTGATGATATTGTTGTGCAACCAATTGTTACTTCAGTTGGTGATGATTTTATAACTGTATAATCTTCTAATTTTTTACCTATAATTGATTTATAATCTTTTAAATAGTGTTTATATAGCAATAGCGCACTTTTTGTATTAACAATAATATTATTTGTTGTTGATAAGCATCCTAAATTTTCATCTACTTTAATATATACACCTTTGTAATTTGGATCAAATTTTACAGTTGATTTATCTTTTGAATTATATGTTTGAAGTAAAAATTTATCAAGATTTAATTGTCTTGAACTTTGTTTTAAGCTATCATCTTTTTTCTTTTTTGCAGCGATTTGTTTTTCAACTTTATCTTTTACTTTATCATATGATTCTTTTAATTTATCAATATCTATTTCTAGAATTTGTTTGTAAAATATATTTTTTTTTACATGTTTTAATTCTGCAAAATCTTTTGCTTCTTGAATTAATCTAAGTATTTGAGGTATGTGATTATATACTCTTGCTTTTAATTGTTTTTTAATTAGCAACATTATTTCATCAAAATAATATTTAAAAGTATCCATACTAAAGTCGTATTCAAATACTTGATAGTATGACGGAACAGCTCTTCTCATATTACTTGCATGTTTTTGAGATGAGATTGAACATGTTGCTATTCTATTATCAACTTCTATTACTTTTTTTTCTCTATCTATTGCTGCTAGTATTGAACTGAATGAGTAAAGCTTATCCATACTATATGAAAAGTTTGAACCTTCTGCTTGACTACCAGTACCAGAATCATAGATCCATTTATGTGCTACTTGTTCATTGTTCATTTGATTTTCTTTTTATTCTGTCAGCATAGATGTTGTAATTATGTTTTAGAATATATTCAAATGATCTTTTTGTTTCACAAATAAATTGTGCATAAACTCCCATAGGAATTTCATCAATTTCTACTAATTTTGCAACAATTGTTTTCATTACTTGGTGTTCATTTTTTGTTTTAAATTCCTCAAATGACAGCATCTCTGGTACTCTTGATTGGTTCAGTTCGATAATATCATCACATATTGTTTCATGTTTTATATTGTTAAATTCTAGGCTTCTAATTTGATTTGAAAGATTTTGTATTTGTTTATTTATTTCTTCTACATTTGCTTCTGGATTTAGATGATAAATTTGTTGTTTTGCAGAATTTAGTGTCGATCTTTCTTCTAATAATTGTTGATATGTTTTCAATTTGTATTACCTTTTAAATATATATTGTTTGATTTGTTTTTCGAATGTCGGTAATTCTTCTTTTGTTGGAATGTATGAATAAACGCATATTCCTTTGCTATTTACTGCGTATCCTGTCATAAAATTGTTATCTAAAAAATTACAAACAGGATTTGGCATTGATTCTACAATTTCAAAGAATCTTTGCATTGTTTTTATATTTCTATTTATTACTTTCATATTTATTTCCTAAATTTTATTATGTTTGGCATATTGAAGAAATATTTTATCTTCTTTGTATGCTTCTTCTGTGTTATGATTGAATATTTTGTCTTTTTTTTTAATATCTATTTCTTTATCTGATAATCTTGGAATTATATATGTATCTGGAAATATATTTATTCTATTTTTAACTTTTACAAATCCACGATACCATCTTTTATTTCCATAAGTTTGTACTGCACTTATTATTGATATTTCGTTGTATTTGTTTAGTGCGATTAGAAAACATGTGCAAGAGTATGATTTTTTTTTTGAATTAGATATTGTTATAGCAGCTTCACCTTTTTCTCGAAACGATGTTAATCCATTCATTAGTACCAGCTTAATAATATGTTTATATATGTCATCTGATATGAATTGATCTCTTTGTTTGTTCTTGGTTCTTATATCGAATAGATGATTTGTTTTAACAATAGTATAGTTTGCATCGTGAAATTTTAGTTGCAATTTATTTACTTTTTTTGAATGAGCAATATGTTTGTTTTTTGATATATCTTTTTTCATTCGTCATCCTTGAAGTATTTTTCTTCTTTATGTTTTTCATATTCATAGTCTTCATAGTCTGAAACCAGAGATTCATATTGATGTTCTGCTATTTCTGCTTCATTATCATTTATTAATTGAGTTATTAATGACTTAAGGTTATATGGTACTTCTAGGTCATCAATTGTGTCTAATATGTTATTGAATCTTTCTGCAAATGTATTTGATTGTGAGTATTCGTTTAGTGTTTGCAATAGTCTATCCTTGTTTTTTATTATTTTGTAGAACCTTCATTAAATAACGATTTGGACAAATTCCAGTGATCAATTTTATACTACAAAGGATTTATCTCCATTAAATTGAGAAGGCTCTACAAAGGACTCAATCATAGTGAGTCCGATGCTTTTCATTCAATAAACTACTACATTTATTATATATTTTTATTATTTATTTATTTGTTACTATTGTAATGCCAATTACTATTTGAAACTTTAATATAAACATTTAACAAAATTGTGCTTTGTTTAGGTGCACAATACCCGTTATTCTTTACGTCATCTTGGACGAGAGGTAATCCTCTAGAAAGGTTACTATATACGTTTTACGCCTCCTGGTAGAGGATCTGCTTCCAGCTGTGTACGAAGTACCTGGCGAAGCCAGAAGCTGGAAGCAGATTGAACTAATCGGCAATTGATAGAGGACGATTCGTCTCTCAACCGATTAGTTTCTGCTAAATAGTCTATATAATAACCTTACTAGAAGATTGCTCTCCTAGGCTTTAAAAAAGCTCTTTGTGTGACCTTGTAATGCACGTGGATAATAGCATTTCGACCAAGCTGTTAAACCTCCACGCGAGTGAAAGTTACCTTGATGATCTGCTGCTCTAATTCTTCGCATTGTGTGTCTAGTTGCTCTAATATGATCATGTCCAACATTAATACCTAATATTTTACGATAACCAGATTCCGATGAACGAACTCTTGTTTTGTTTTTATTGATACCAAAAGCGCTTTGTTTTGCTTTTAGTTCTACTAATCCAATAATATCTTTAATTAAAAATCTATTATTTGTACTAATTTGAATATCATCTGCATAAATTGTAAATGCATACTTGTCATAATCAACTAACTGGTACTCTTGTGAAGTACTAGAGTTGTGTAATTCTTTTAGATTTTTATTTAATTGGTAAACAAATTCAATTGATGCTATGTTTGCCAAAATAGGAGAAGTAGCAAAACCTTGAGCACAATGTCCTTGTTTATGGAACAATGGCTCATGTTTTGTTATTTCTCTTGGAAACATTGATTTATTGCACGAGTCAAAGAAATCTGATAAGTCCATGCATATTGTATATTTGAATCCAATATGTATAGAAGCTGCTGTTACACAGTTTCTATTTGGAATAAATCCGTGTTGAATATGTTCTACATTTAATTCTTTTGTTTCTTTTTGATGATATTTAACAAGAATTGGAAGTAATCTTCTCTGGTACTTTAATAAATCTTCAGATGGAGCAGATATTTTACGAGGCTTTCCATTTTTTTTAGGAATAGAAAAGTCTCTATATGTTAAATCTTTTGACATAATATTACATTAAATGATTTAGTTGATTTTTTTGAATAAATTTTGTCCAGATTGTATCTATTTCTTTATCAAGATTGAAATCTGCAATACATACTGTATTATCTGGTCTACCAATATCTGCTTCTACACATTTACCCATCATTTGAGAATATGAAGCCCAGCCAAATGTTCTTTTTGAATCAGCAGTAAAGAATAAAAATTCTTTTGGAACTATTGGTAATCCGAATTTTTTAAGCACGTATGAATAACAAGTACCAGCTACTCTTTCACCAGTATGTTTTGAAGTTGTGTTATGACCTACGTGGTTTACAACAAAAACCCTCATTGGAATTAATCTTGATAGTTCTTTTACTAATGCATAAAGAGCATAAGATTTTTTCTCAATTTCTGAGTTTGAATAATTATAACTATATGATAAATTTATATAAATATCATGGAATAATTTTCCATCAGTCATTGCTACATTTTTGAAGTAGCAATCTCTTTTACCCATCATTGCTCTTTGTTTAGACATACAACCAGTATTTGTTGACGTAAACTCTACATCTCCATATAATAGTTTAGTTGTAAAACCTCTTGCAATAAGTTTTTCTTTTACTTTTTCTGCAATGTCAAGATAAATTTTGTCATATTCAAGATTTTTTTGATCAATTTTTGCAAATTTTTCAATTCCTTCTTTGATATATTCTTTTGCGCTATCTATGTCTTTTACAAGATGTTGATTATCTAATACGTCATTCATAAATGCTATTGGATTATCATAATGATTATATACTGTATTGCTTTTCCATCTTGAATCTAAGTTGTCTTTAATTACAACATTTGGTTGATTTGGAACTAAATTCATAGTTTTCTCCTTTTTATTAATTTTCTAAAATTTCTTTAAACTCATAGTATGGATCTGAAGCTTCTGCTACTGAGATATTATCTGGATCAAAATGTTCATCAACTAGAGCTTGAAATCCACCATCTTCATCATCTGTTTTTAGAAGTGGAATTAGTTCTTCTGGAACTTCCCACTCGTAAATATCTGTATTTATTACTAAAATTTTCATTAGTTATTCACCTCTGGTACTGATGATTTATCAAGTTCAGCTTTGATTAATTGTTCAGTAACTTCTCTTTCGATTTCTCTAGGAGTTAATCTATCAATATCTTTGATATTTTTTATGTATTCTAAACCATATCTTAATGCTAAATGATGATTTTCAAGATTTGCATTGATTATCTTACCTCTTGTGATTGTAGCCTTATCAAGCTTAGATCTTCCGTTATACACATCTGAGTATTCAAGAGTATTTAAAGTTGCTATAAGTCTAAATTCTGGATGAATAGTTATAAGTTTATCAGGGAATTGAAACTGTTTATTTTTTAAACTATTCAGAGCCAGAAGTGTATTTGGATTGCAAGCATCCATTTCATCAAGAATGAAAATTTTACCTTGTTCAACTGCTTCTCTTAATAAAGATGGAAAGTATGTACCATCAGTAATTGATTTATATCCCAATAAGTCATCAACAGTTAATTGAGCATGACCTTGTTGAAGAACAAATTCTCTACCTTTGTTTGATGCATATTCTATAGCAATTTGAGTTTTTCCGCACCCTGCTGCACCTACTAAATAGCAAAATTCGCTTCTTGCAACATTTAATGGATGATCAAGAGTTATTTCTATTAATTTTAATAAATCAATTTCTTTTTCAACTAATCCATCATGCGATATATTATAATGTTTTGCAATTGCATCAATTTGATGATTAACTTTAATATCTTGATACTTAATCTCTACATGATATGGAATATTAGAAATATCTTTATCAAGAGTACCACAGCTAAATCTTTTAACATTAATTGTTTCTACTTTTCTATTGTTAAATTTAGTTGTATAAAATGTTACATTTTTTAATTTATCACTATGTTCTTTAACCAAAGCAAGAGTTTCTTTATCACCTAATAAGAACCAATCTCCATCTGTAAAAGCAATGTCTCCAATCTCTGGTACTTCAGTTTTGAATATTACATGAGCTTTTTTTGTATCATGTTCAAAACCTTGATCATCTTTGAATTTATCATCAGTCCAAGCTGAAGGGAAAATAAATTCAGAGATTTTTTTACCTTCAACAATTACTTTACAACCAGTATACATTTCAGGTTTTTGAAGTTTTGACTTTGGAGCTTTGTATAATGGATTAAGGTATTTTGCATCAACAGTATCTTTAAACTCTACTGCTGGCTCTGATGATGGCATAACTGGTTCTTCATTTACCGAAGATGTTCCATTTACTTTATCTGGATCTTCACCTGCGATAATTCTTAAAGCTTTATCATATGGAGAATCTTTCATTGCTTCTGCATAGATTGTATGGTATGTTAGAAACTTTTTAATCTCAAACATTTTGTCTTGATTTTTGTCTGAATCTTCAGCTAGCTCAACAAGTAATTGCTGAGCAGCAAATCCAAATACATCATCATCAATTGTGTCTTCATAAGATGAAACATGAGATAAAATACTTGTTGTTTCTTCTTGATTAAAACCAGTTAAAGATAGCAATTTTTTAAAATCATCAATTGATAATGGTTTTTTAAAATCAATACCTGATGCAATAATTTCTAATACTTTTTTATGAGATTCTTCGTAAAATCTTTTTGTAACCTTAACGTTTTCTAGTAATGTTAATAATGAATGAGTCATTTTTTTCCTTTTTATTAATTGGTTTATAAATATATATGTAGTACCAGATATGATATACATTAATAAATCAATGATATATTTATTAAAAAAAAGGATTGAATAAAAACTCAATCCTTTTTTTGTAGTTTGCTTATAATAATCTAATGATTATAGTAAACTACCACTTGTTGCAGTTGGAGCAGCAGTAATGTGTCTTAAGATTGCAGAATTTGCAATTATTTTAGCTGTTTCAATAGCTTCGTCACAACCTTTTGGTAATGCTTTAACTGCATTTGCAATTTCTACATATTCTCCAATAACTGTCATCCATTTTGATTCATCATCAAATAACATAGAAGCTGGAATGTTTCCATGAACTGTGTTTACCATAGCTTTTGCTTCATCTGGCATAGCTGCATTATAAATTTTTACTGCATTATCAACTGTTTCAGCTAATAATTCGAAGTCTTTTGTTTGGATTGCTTTAGAAATACTCATTGGTATGTCTCCTTTTATTTGTTTTAGTTTATTGAAGTTTAAAGTCTTTTCGGACAAAGATTTTCGTCATCCGATATAATACAAAATTATATCATAGAAGAATTTTAAATTAAAAATCATAATCCGATAAAAGTTACATTATCTGGTACTTATGGTTTAAGTATATTCTTTAATGCTTTTATTTGAATATCTATCTTTAATGATAGATAATTATTTTCTATTTTGTACATTACAACACCTAATGTTCCATCTTCATACTCTATTTCTGGAGTATGATTATTTCCTGATGCTGTTGTTGTGTTATGAATATTACTTATTATTAAATATTTATTATCTAACTCGCAAGTTATCATATTAAATTTATCATCTAGTTGTTTTGAGAAATTGTAATATGTTCTATTGTGTGGTAATTTTTCATTTTCACCAGGAATATATACTTCTGGAGCATCAATTGATGTTAAAATATCATGCTTTGAATTTGTATTAGAAATATTACTTCTTCCATCTTTTGTTAAATTAAATCTTCTTCCGTATTTATATGAAAAAATATTTGGAAATCTTGCTAAATTGTTTTTGTCTTCTTTTATAAAGTCTGCAATATTTAACTTTCTTGTGACATATGATTTATTTTTATTAAATATCATAATTGTTCCCTTGGTTTTAAATGTTGTTTTATTATACTATCTAACTTCATTTATAATTATTTATTATTTTTTTTAGAATAAAATATTTATCTGCTAATTTTGTATTAATATCTGATCCACTTTTAAATCTATTAATTGATATTTTTTTACTTATACTATCTTCTACAAATCTTAAATCATCATTGTTTGTTTTTATAGTTCTTAATCCGTAAAATATATCACTTCTTGCGAACCAATCTTTATTGTCATTCGCATATATTACTTCAAAATTGTTAGTAATGTATACAAAATTACAGTCATTAAATAGATTTAAAAAGCCAATATCTAGTATTATGTTTTTTACTTGTGCTGCTGAACCAGATGATGAAACTACATAATTTGTTGTTCCTTCTATGCTATTTGCTGAATATTCTCTTTCTGTTGGATTTATTGAAATAAGTACTGGTTTTAGCGATCTATTTAGGTATAAATTGTTATTTATTATTTTCATTCATTATTCCTCTAAAAGATTTCCACCACCAGAATATTTTTTGACTTTGTTTTTCGTCATCCAGTCTTCTTGCATGTTTCTAAACTTTTCAGGTATTACATCGCCTCTTGTGTTAACAATTGGTATAGCAGCATCTATTGCTCTCGTAAGATACACTTTTATATCTTCTGGTACTTCTTTCTCTATTTCTTCTTTTGTTTTTTCGTATCTTGCTTTGTTTCTTAATATTTTTTTTGCCAACATTGATTCTCTCGTTTCTGCATTTGATATTTTAATAAATGATTCTATTTTTGGTTTTACATTTTTTGTTGATGAATCTTCTTTTATTTTGTTATTTTTTAAATTGCTTGAATTTGGTTTTTCTACTTCAAAAAAGTGTCTCCATTTCCTAAGCGTAAAAGGAGATATATCTAGTAATTCTGATAATTTGTTTAGACTTAGCTTGCCTTCAGTCATAAGTACCAGAGCTTCTTCTTTTAGTTTATCTGGATACATTTTTACACAACCTTTCATTGCAACTTGTAGGCTCATTCTGTTCTTTAAGCTTTCTATTTTTCTTAATATTGTTTCCATTTATTTATTCCTAATTTTATCTTCTATTTGTTTGAACTCTTGTCTCAATTGTTCCATATAATCTTCTGGTACTGGTGATTGATTCTCTATTAGTTCTACTTTTTCATTATATAACCATTTATCTGCAAATTCTTCTACATCTTTGTTATAGATTGCACTTATTGCTGTTATTGTATTTCTACCATTAATTTCTTGAGTAAATAGTAATGTAGTTACTTCGTTGAAATTTATTTTCATTTTATACTCTTTAGAATTTTAAATATTTCATCGAAATTGTTATTTAAAAAAGCTGATTCTATTTGTTTGTATTGTTCTTTGTATTCTACGTAATCTATATGCCAACTTGCTACTTTTTTTTCAAACATAAAGTGAAAATCAACATCCCAATTGTTATGATTAACTTCCCATAGTTTTTGAAGCTTGCAATCTCTTGTTGGATAGAAAGCATTAAATGAACCATCTTTTTTTTTATAATGAAATTCTATATTGTATGTATTGTGGTCTTTTGCTATAAGTGCCAGATAATTTGATTTTGTTAATTGTATTATATTAACATTTGGAAATAAATCTTTGTGATATGGAGGTTTTGTTTTTATTTGAATAGTATTTGTATCAATAACTGGTACTGATGACTCTGTAGTGTCTTGTAGGATGTCAAAGATAGTTGATTGATCTTTGTGTAGTATAATTTGTTCTTGTGCCATATATGGACTCCCTTGATTGTTTATTTCGAAGTCCGATATTTTTATTTGTTTAGAACTATATATAGTTTATTATGAGCATCTATTATTTTATCTCTATTAGATATTTTATGAATAGCTATTGTTATTATAGGTGTATTCGCACTTTTAACTTTTAGAATATTATACTTATCCAAGATCCAATCTCCATCATTTATATTTTTTTTTAAACTAGCTGTACTTCTAATAAACATTTCGCAGTCTAGTTTTGTTTGCAATTCAAATATATCAGTAATAAATGATGTATTATTGCTTGAAATTGTTTGATATTCATTATCTATTTCTATATAACTATTATCTGCTGAAACTTGACTTACCCATTGTTTTCCTACTCTTATGTTGAATGTTGAATTGAAATATCCATATCCAGGCATTTTTGCTAATATTTCAAGTTGAGTATTGCAATATAATTTATCTAATTCTAATTCCATTGTTATTTTCCTTATGTTGAGTATGTAGTACCAGATATGGTTCCTCGTCCCTGTTCCAACTTTGCGTTTAGATTGGAACGAAGATTAAAACTAATTTTTATGAATGAGCGAATGCAATGAGCGAATGAGTAAAGAATTAGTTTTATGCTCGTAGTGGTTCGTAAACGCAAAGCAACCTATAAAATTCTTTTAAAAATCAAGAGTATCAGAGATAATGTAGCTGGTACTTATGACTGAGATTTTTGTTTTTCTTCTATGAATTTCCATTCTCGTTGCAAAACTTCTGCTTCCGATCTATATGGAAGATACATAAATGGATTAAGTCTATATACACCTCTATCTACTCTCATTAGTAGTTTGTTGTCAACCATAGCTTTTATTATCATAGAAACTTTTGATTTTGCAACTTTAAAACTTTTTGATATTTCAGTAGATTGAATATATATTTCAATTTTATTATAAGTAAATAAATCTCTTATAAACAGTAAAAGCTCCAAGTCTTTACCAGACTTAACAATTGATAATAAAACAGTATCATAGTCTTTGTAAACCATTCTAAATCCTCCCCTTATTTGCTTTTTTTCTTTAATTTCCTTATACTCAACATCTTCAATTTCTCCAGTTATTTTGTTTAAGGTTGGTTGTGTTAAAATTCTCGAAACGGTTGTAAATTCCATTTGTTCTCCTTCTAGAACAATATATGCTATACCTCTGACACAGGTATAGTGTAATCATACCAGAGGACTTCTTAATTCATCCTTAACCACCTAAATATCATTGTTTATCATACTTTTACAAAAATCACTTCTTATATATATAATAAACACTAACATCTTAGCTGGTACTTATGACCAATTCCTTTTTTTTTAAAAAATTTATAGATACTCGATAGTATGTGGAAAAATCCTGTCGCTCGTATTTTTTTTCCAGCAGAGCTGAAAAAACAAATACCTTCGCTCGGCATTCTTTCCACATGCTATCTTCACTGACAGGCTACGATAGCATAAGCTTGGAAATTAATCTATTATGTTTTGAGTTTATTTCTACAATATTTTTTAGTGTTGTAGACGAAGATATGAAATTATGCTTATCATTGTTCTTAATTATTGAATCATAATTTTCAAATATATTAAATGTATCTGATATGAATGATGTAATTTTTCTAAAATTATGAGGAATAACTGATTGAATTGCTATTGCATTTTTTGTTACAAGAGTTCCTTTAGAGTACGGACCAATTGATGAAAATGATTTTATGTCATCGTCTCCAAATATTTTTGCATTATAATAATAGTTATCAAGATAAACTCCATTATTTGTTCTATTTTCTACTTTTGTAACTAGCATTCCATTTAGTTTTTTTGTTAAATATATAATGTTTTCTTTTAATATTATATCTTGCATTTATGTGTTCCTAGATAATATCAGTTCAAGATTTGTAACTATTTGTTTTTGATCTTCTATTTTTTTTATCAAATTAGGAATTGATTGTTTAATTAAATAAGACAATACTGCTGCAATTTGTGGTTTCTCATAAATATCAAAACTTTCAACATCTTTTGTACCCATGATATATTCTCTTAATTTTTTTGCTAATGAAGTTGATATGCCAAAATTGTTAATACTTCTTGTAGATAGGTATTCATCAATAGAAGTTGATATTACATCTAATTCATCTTTTGAAAATAATTTAGTATATGCATCATCATCTTTTTCAAGGCATTGGAATTGAGCAGACCAATTGTTTGTGATTGACACTTCAGATAAACTTACAATTTTTATGCACATAATAGTTTTCCTTTAATGTTATTTAATTGAGTTAGGTTTGTATATATTTGATAATCTATAAATCTAATTGGAAAATAATCAGATGTTTGATGTAATGTATCATTTACTGTGTCGTAAAAATTTAACTGTGCATCTGCAACATAACAGTTGGTATCTGTGTTGAAAGTTAATACTACAATAAAATGCTCTATTGGTTTATTCTTGTTTAAATTTATATTTGTTAATTCATAAAAACAATCTTCATAGTCCGAAGCATTGAAGTCAACTGCAAAACCAGAGCCACAAAAGGTTGTATGTTTATGTTCTACTTCAATATCTATAATATCCATTTACTTATTCCTATTAAAATGGTAAATCACCAATTGCTCTATATAAACTGTTATATTTACTGTCTATGTTTATTTTATCTTTTACATCAATAATTGCAGAGAAAAATGCTCTACCTTTATCATATATATTACTTGGATCTCTTGTTACTAAAAATAAATCAGTAATATAAATGTTTGCATGTGTTGTAATATTTGAAAAAGCATAAATAGCATTCTTTCCATTTCTTACTATTTTGTTTGTAGCAAAAGAACTACCAGATGATAATATTTCTACGGTTTTATTTCTATTTTTATTTCCTATGTATACAACTTCATAATTAATTCTATCAGATGCTAATTGCTTATCAACAGTTATAACTTTTATTCCCATTAACTTATCTGTTAGATATACGTAATTTTTTTCTAAATATATGTGGTCTATATATGGTAATTTCATCTCTGGTACTCCTTGTTAAAATTCCATTTTGTGTTTTTGTATGTCAGCTTTGTTCTTAGCTTCTACAACAGCTTTTGCTCTTTTTGTAGCAGTTTCTATGTTTGGAGCATAAACTTTGATTTCAGTACCAGATATGATGCCTTTAAATGTATAATTATTGTTTGATTCATTTGTTAGCATATATGTCATTAGTATAAAATATTCCCTAGTCTAATATATTTACCTTTTATTTCTCTATGTGAGTTAAGTATTCTATTCAAATATATTTTTTTTAATTTAATCACAACTGGTACCTTATTTTAGTTTTACTTTTAATTCCCAATATTTATCATATATTCTTTTAGATTGTTCATAATCTATTTCACAAAGAATATACTCTGTGTTAAATATTCCTTTTGCGTCTATCTTAATATTATTTGTTGGTTGAATATCTTTATATACAAGAAATCTATTTAAATCTTTGCTATAGTCAACCATAAAAAACAAGTCAGATATATAATTTAATTCAGATGATATAAAATTAAACTGAGTAATTATATTTTTATAATTATGTTTTTGAGATACTGCCCATGTTCCATCTTTTGTTACGCAGTACCAGTGTCTTCTTGAGATACAACTTGCTCTAAATATATATCTTGGTGAAGATGATTGTTCAATATTATTTTCAATAGTAAAAGCTTCAAGTTTTTTATTTAATGATAATTTGTCAATATTTAATATCATAATCTGGTACTCTTGTTAGAAGTCAAGATGTTTTTGAAATGAAATTTTGATACGTGTGACATTTTGTCCCTTTATTAATTTAATTTTCGAAGTCCGATTTATTTAAACAATTATCTAAATATCTTCTTTTGTTTTTTATATCAAACAAATAATCTAATCCAATGTCATTAACAATTATGCAAGTTGTTAGTTTTATTTTTGTTCTATTTAAAGATATTTCAAAATCTGAATATATACCATTTGATTCTTCACTTGCTGTTATTTCTGATATTATTGATTGTGTACTGGGATGCGTTATGCATATTCCACTTTTATTAAATTCTATAAGCCAATTATTTTTTTCTAAAAGTTTACCAATATAATATTTTCCATTTTTATATGTATCGTGAACTATTTGAAGTGTTCTAGTTACATATCTTTTATCTTCTTCAAGTATCATTTCTCGCTCCTTATTAGAAATTGCAATCTATCTTGTTTATTTTTTATGTTCTTAATCTGGTATGATGACAAAATATTTATTACACAATTTTTATTGTCATTTGACATTCCGTTATCGTATTGATAGTTTAACCTATTGCTTGAATATATATATAAATCAAATATATCATTAATTATATGTTCATTTTTGTATTCATAAAGTGGTATATCAGTTATGATGTCATTTATTGATTTTATTTTTGAACCTAGATATTCACCATCTTTACATAAAAATTTTGCAGAATCTGTTTTGTTTATTAATCTTATCTCTATTGGATAACTAGCATAAGTATTTACTGAAACAACTATTGATAGTTGAAGAATTCTGTTTATATATAATTTATCTTTTATAAATTCCATTTATCTGGTACTTCCTTATATTAAATTTTTAGAGTTAATTAGAGAATCAATATATTGGGACCGACTCCTCAATTGATTCACTAATGAACTCGTATTGAAATAAACTAATCAGAATCCGACAAAAGGTAAAGTCATGGAAGTAACTTATAAAATCGGATTAACTGATTAGTTTATAAAATATTTAGAGGTGACAGCTCTATGATATTCATTAAAAGGATTGTACATAACAGTGTACAGGTTTGCAGATAGTTGGACTCAAACCAACGATAATATCCTCTTAAACGAGGTCGCTTTATCAATTAAGCTATTATCTGCATATAAATTGTTTTTTTTTGCCCACATAATGAGGACTTGTACCACAACTATTCGATTGCGACTTGTGTGGGCAAAAATCGCTAGCTGTTTTCCATATGCATATATGTTCGGTGTTTATTTTCAGGAATCGAACCTTTTATGGACCATCTAATACTCAATGTGCTCTATCAGTAAGCTATAATAAACATTTATTTAGATATTGTTTTAATTCATTTTGTTTTATTTTATTATGAACTTTTTGTTTAATATCTATATTATCAAAAAAATAAAATATCTGCAAAATATTCATATTTTGGATAATTTGTAAATTGTCCATATTTAATTATATTTCCAACTATTTCTTTTCCATTATATATATCAAAACTACCATGTTTTGTTTTATTTTGTTTTATTTTTAGCATTTATTTTGTTCTAACTTATCAATTTCTTTTTCAAGTCTATTTATTAATTTTTCTTGATCATCTTTTGTATCATTTGCTGAATCTAGATCATCTTGTAAACATTTATTTTGATATTCTAACTCTACAATTTCTGCTTTCAGATCTTCTACTACTATTGAATTTTCAATTAATTCTTCAACTTCATCTTCTGATAGTGTAATTTCTTTTCCAGATGATAATGTATATTTACAAATACCATCGCAAATATATTCTTTTTGCATAATAATCCTAAAATATAAAAGAACCAGATATTTTTATTACAGCATTGCAGATTATCAAGTCCGATACCGCAATAAAAAAAAACCTCTGGTTCTAAAGTTTTAAATATAACAAAACTGTTCTCTTAACTTCAATTCGATTTATTTTTAAACTTTTATGTTCATAGATTACTATGAACCGACATACAACTCTTTTCTAACCACTGCTAAGTTTCTATAATAAGTTGTTGTATATTCTGAGCTTAAAGCCACTCAACTCCACGATTTTATAGCAATAATGTGGTTCTTTGCTGTGCCGCCTTTATGGATTTGCACCAACATCTCCAAATTAACATTTGGTGTTTTCTAGTAAACTATCGGACGGATATATCACCTGGGCTTCATTTCTGATATTTCCTTATGGTGTTTTATTCAAGACTACTTGAACCCAGCTAAGTATTTACTAATTCCAATAAGCAAATGGTGCTACCGTGGAGCAACATGTTATTGGAACCATAAGTACTTATTGTTTTAGTATATATTTGCATATACTAGACTAGTTGAGCTTTAATCAACATCTGGAAATCCCATCCATATTCTTATCGTGTGCCCCGTTATGATAAGTTTCGTAGCCATTTAATCATCTATTCTTCAAATACCCTTTCGTATTCTCGTATCTCTGTTGCAACAGTTTGGATACTACCTTCTGGTACTCTAGTTTGAAGTCACTACTGATTCCCAATTTTGATTTATTTTATTAAATCTTTAATTGCATCGAAGAAACTACTATTTGTCAACAGAATCTTCTTTTGATTTATCACAAGTTGATTTATTATTATCTGATTTATCTTCTTTTGATTTTTCATCTTTTAGTCTTGTAACAACAACTGGAATTTCAGTTGTAATTTCAGAATGCAGTTTATATGCTACGATTTTGTGACCAATTAATCTATAGTCTGTTGCAGCTTTTTGTTTAATATCTTCAATGTTTTCTGCTGTTGCATTTGCATGTTCAGAACCATCTGGATTGTAAATTGTTACTAAGAATTTTGGTTTTTTATCATAATCTGATACTCCGAAAATTGAGTTAATAATATCTTGAAATGGCATAATTGCCTCCTTGTTTTGTTTTTTAATTTGTATTGGTTGAATGTTTTCTTGAATAATTTGTTTTTCATCATCCGATTTTTTTTTAAATTTATCAATGAAATCTTTACACGAAATATTTGGTTTGTCTATAGATGTCATTACTCCAAACCATCTGTTTTTTGCACATCTTAAGACTCCCATTTTTGCATAAAACATACTTCTGATTCTATTTTCGTGAAGAATTGAATCAAACTCTTGATCATTATCAAGCATAACTTGTCTGAGTTCTAATCTTTCATTAACTAACGTATTTGAAATATCAACAATATAATCTGTAATTGGTATATCTTTTATTGTTTTAAGAATAATTACATCTTCTGGTTGAACACCATATTCAAATGTTTTATCAATATGCAGTCCATAGTTGATAGTTCCATCTTTTTGTATGTTGGTTATAGTAAATATTTGACCTTTTTTTGGATTACCTTGCTTAGGTACAGAACCATAATCCATATCTTTTAAAAAGATAATATCATCACCTGGTACTGCATGTTCAATAGTTGTTTCTTTTATGAATCTTCTGCTTTTTCCTGATCCCCAACTTTTATTTTCTTTAAATGAATTGTCGATAATATTAACAATATCTTTATCTTGTCCAATAACTAGATAAGGTTTATCTCTTGTTACATACTGATTATCCAAATCTGTATATAGAATTGCATTTCCTGTTTTTGTTTCTATTGGTTGTAATTCATATCTCATAGTTTATTCCTTTTTGAAATCACAATCTAATCCTGATCCAGTACTTGAAGCGAATATTGTTGTGCAATATCTTCCATGAGAATCAATAAAAGAGTAAGCTCTTAAATCTTGACCTGATGCATTTATCTGGTACTGATTGCTTTCGATAGTTTTCATTCCTGATAACTGAGCTGACCACCAACTAAATGTTAATCCAGTTGATTTTGAGATCCATGCAGCTGCTATCAAGAGTACCAGTGATAGTGAGATTACTACTAGCAATATTGTTTTTAATTTTGTCATGTTGTTTCCTTATTGAAATAGTGTTACTTTAAAATCTCTATATACATCTGCAATTTCAGCTCTTTGTTTTCTTGAAGTAAGTTCATTGTTGATAACTATATAACATCTAGTTTCAATCAGTTTTACTGATTTATTGAATACTCCTGATTTGTTATAAACTTCAGTTGTGAAATTATAAACTGGTTTTTCTTCACCGTTTAGTTTGATTTTGTCATTTAAGTCGGAATCATCTACATCTGCGAAGTATAAACCTTTGGTTGCATTTACTTTTTGAGTAAATTCATTTGATGTATCAATATGCGATGTTCTAATTATTGCATCATATTTTTTATTAACTAAATCATTAATAGCTAATTGGTCTAGCTCACCATACACTGGTTCTGCTATGTAATTAGGTTCTAGCAATTGCATGTTTCTCCAAGAACCTGCACCTCCTGATTTTTGTAAACCTACAAATACTTTAGCACCTTTTTTTTGAAGATCGTCTTCTGTCATTCCATCTCTCATAATTAATTGAACATGTTCTGTTCTGTCTGTTACGATTACTGTAAACTTATCTGCGTATGAAGAATGAGAATTAATCCAGTGATTATAAACATCTCCTTGAACAAAAGCAACATTTATCTTACCTTCTGCCATAAGGTCTAGATTATGTCCAGAACCATCAGTCGTTGCAGCATATGCACCTTTTAAATTAGGAGCCATTTTTAGAGAACCAGCTTTATAATAAGAACTTGTATCGGTAGCTGTACCTATCATAAATCTTTGAGGTTTACCATTAAATGGATTTTCTAGTACAACATCTTGCTCTACAGAAGCTGAACCAAATCCAGCTCCAAACATTGTTGATGCTGCAAATAAACAGCTTAATATTAATTTTTTCATTTTACCTTCTTTGTTTGTAATTTATTTTACTTTTCTCTCGATTGTATATAATCTTGAGTCAAGTTTATTATTAATTGATTTTAATCTGTCAATTTCAGATTCTAAGTTATAGATTTTATTTCTAATTCTATCAATGTCATTAAAGTCAATATTTGATTTTGTTGTAGTTTTTAACTTGTCATTAACTGTATCATTAAAGTTTTTTTGAGCAATATTGAAATCTAATTGACCTTGATTAACTTTCTCTTGTTCCCAAATGAAATCTTGATAATTTGTATTTTTTTTATTTTGTTGTTCTATGAAGTTAATAGTTGGAGCAATATCATTTTCATAGTTAACTGCATATGCAGAAGTCATAAGTACCAGAGTTGATACTAACATTAGTAATAGTTTTTTCATTTATTTATTTCCTTGTTTTAGTTTCATCATCCGACACATTTATCTGGTACTCTTAATATAGTTCTTATATTAAATAGTAAACCAAGAAAATTGCAATACATATTGTTGCTGTTAGAACATATTTTAGATTTTTATCTTGTTCTTTATCTTTTTTTTTTTTTATATGTTCTTCGTGTTTGGTTGTTATTGTTTCAATGTTATATGAGCAGTTTCGTATTACATAATATCCACTTAATATTTCTCCAGGATTATATTGTTTTATTTTATTTTCATAAATATCTGAACAATATAATATTTTATTTTCAACTGCAAATACTGAAGATTGATATGTGGTACCAGCTAATGAAAATGTAGCTAATATAATAAATAGTAATAGTTTCATTAAAACTCCACTGTTCCATCATTTAGTAATTCTACAAGTTTTTTGGCATTATCTTGAGACATAAATATGCAATTTATATAATTATTTTCTGCATATATTTCATATGTATATTTATTATGTCTATTATTAAATACTATACAATATTTTTTTTGGTTAAAACTACTCCAATCAGCTTTAAAGCCATCGTCATTCTCTGAGATCCAATTCAATTGTCTTGCGTATGAACGAAGTGCTTTAGCTGCTTGTTCTGCTTGTTGTTGTGTTTGATACGCTAAGCCTAGCAATCTAATTTTTTCTGTGCTTTGGTAGTTTATAATACTAAAATTTAATCCTATTGTATACCCACCACCTTTTGGTTCCCATTTAGTAGCAGGTTTAGGTGGTTCAATAGTAATTGATTGACCAGATTGTAGAGCTTTCATTTGTTCATCTGTTAGTGTTATCGTGTTAGTCATTTAGTTTCTCCAATGCTATATATTTTGTTGTATTATTTTTTGTTTTTTATATTTTATAACCCATTTGAGATAGCATAATTTTAGATTCTGTTTTAATAAATGTAAATAATATATTATGCTGTCACAAGTAGATTAAACTTAAATACTCTGGTTCCTATGTTCTGCTAAGAACCAGAGTAAGTGAATTAACTAGCATATTTCTATGTTTTGTCTTATTTGTTTCAGTTGTACTAGTGTTTTTTTTTGTTAATTACAGGAGTCTTAATCTGAGTTTCAGTTTCAATTTGTATTTTACTGCGTTCTATCGTTGAACTATATTAACTTTTTTTTTGGTGTCAAAGAAAGGAATTTAACCTTTCGCTATTATTTTGCAATAACAGTTTTGCTATGTCTCCATATGCACCTACAGGATTTGACATTTAAAGCACAAATAAATATACATAGGAATTTAACCATATGATGTCTAAGAACTCCATAGTTTATGTTCTAGTTAGTGGATTCGTATTACTACTACTTCATTTATTTGTATTGTACACTCAAAGCTAGTGTACTTAGCAAGAAATTATTTTAATATACCGTTACAATTCTTTTCATACGGTTTGCAGATGAGTGGATTCGAACCACATTATTACGGCACACTGGTCCTCATCACCTTTCCACATTGGTTTCTATCTGCATAGGAGACAAGAATTGGATCAGTCTTCTTGTCTAAAATTAAATTTAAATTTAACTTTTTTTTTGATCCAACTGATTTATTTCTTTTTTGCTTTTGTTTTGATGTAATCTGAATATGGAATCCATTTAGAAATTCCTTTTTTTTCAGCAGCATTTGCAGTTGTTAAAAACAAACCTGCAACCATTAATAATAGTACTATTTTTTTCATAGTATTTCCTTGTATATAATTTAGATAGTCATTTCTAATTACCATTATCCGAACGAACAGAACATTAATTATTCTCTATCAGAAATGACTTCAGAATCCGATAGCATTATCTGGTACTTATGTTTGAAGTCTCCTTGAGGTAAAAATTGTTTTTTGAAATTTTTCTCATTGAAGTTGGCTAATCTCGTTACATACATAAAATGATTACTTTATGTGCATAAAATTAGTATAAATTGAATTTTGATCTTAAAAAACAAGTAATTTTGTTTTCATTATAAGAATTTAACTTTTTAATTAAGTAATTTATGTTTTTAATATCTGTTTTTTTTAATGCTCTACAATGTTTATGACTAGCTATAAAAGCTGGGTTTGTTGCTTTATCCCATCCTCCATCTTGCCTTTTAAATATAAAGTAATAGTTATCAAATTCATTCATAGTGGTCTCTTGTATGCAAAGTCTGCATTTATTAGTGGATAGTATTTTGCATCTTTTCCATGCCAGTTATGAATTGAATCATGGCAATCATGGCAAACAGTTGTTAGTTCTGTATAAACATTTTCATTGAATAGATGTCTATATGTTATATGATGACAAGCAGATGTTTTGTATTCCACGTAGCATCCGCATTGCTGACAAGTGTTTAAATCAATGTCTAATCGTTGTTGTTTTAATTTATACCATTTAGAAGTTTTAAGATATTGTTCGTATGTAATGTCACAATCTACATCTGGTACTACATATTCATCATTTTTTTTGATATATATAGTATTGCTTTGTTTTGATTTTCTCATTTTTTGAGAATATGAATTGTTTTCTTTATTTCTTGATTTTGTAGTATTGTATATCTCACTAGCAATCATCAACAATACTATAATAATTAACACTTCCATTTTTAGTATTTATTACTTAGAATTTGAGCTAAAACACTTGATGGAACTGTTGCGCCGCTTGACATTTTATGCCCTCCACCATCAAATTGTTGAGCAATAACAGATACATCAGTTAAATGGTCTAAAGATCTGAATGATATAACTACTGTATCTAATGAAGTATAAAAGAACATAATAGCTGGTACTTCATATTTATTGCAAATAGCATTACCTAGTTCTGAAATATTTTCTGTTGCATTAATTATTTTGAAATGTTGTCCTAATAACTTAATATCAAAGCATTTATCTACTTTTTCGCTAACTTGTTTGTATTGGGTTTTCAATGCAATCATTCCAATTCTTTTAAACAAATCAATATTATCTTGATATTGCCAATAAGCATCTTTGAATGATTTGATATTGTTTTTTTCAACTGTAAGAGCCAGTGCTGCTGATACTTCTTTTGATCCTGGTAATTCCCATTTCCACAAGTCTCTATCTTGAACATATTCAAATAACTCTGGTTCTAATGGATTAGTTCCTTTTTGTAAATTAAAGAAATCAAATGTAAGCATTGCTCCTGATTGTTCATTATCAAAGATTATATCAACATTGTTAATGTTTAATTGTGTTAAATGTTCTGCTGTTTTATGATGGTCTATTATATAGATTTCACTTACTTTACACGATAACTCTCTAATCATTTTTTCTGGTAATGAGAAGTCCAGTATATAGATATGGTCTTCTTCTGCTATTGGCATATCGTATACATTATTAACTTCGTTGTAATGCATTGGATAGAACTCCGCTTCTTCTTCTGCTTCTAGGAATGAACTATGAGCTATAAAAGCACTTGCTAGTCCATCCATACAGTCTTTATGATATATTACATGATTCATATTTTTCTCTCTTTGTTATAAAATTTTATCTAAGAATAAATCTTTTAATTGATTTTTTCCCCATGTTGGTTTGGTTTTTATTTCATCTAGAATTAATTTTAAAATTAATGAATGCTCTATTAATATTACTGATTTTGCTCCAGAATCAATACTATTATTTCTAACAATTGCATCTTCTAGTAATTTAACAAGTTCTAGTTTACCTAGATTTGTTTTTTCTGACTTTAATATATCTCTTAATACTCGCATCTCTGGCACCCTTAATTAGTTCTAATTGAATTAGAATATGATTGTTTTTCCATTAGCTTATTAACCAAATTATCAACTTTTTGTTTTAGATTTTCATTGTCCGATATAAGTTTTTTATTATTATTTTCAATGGTTGAAATTTTGTTTTTTAATGTAAATAGTTCTACAGATTTTGACAGATTACTAGAATTTAGCTCAATATTAGTATTTGATATTGAGTTGTTTAATTTTATTAAATTATAATTTGCAGATTCTAGATTTTTTATTAAACTACTGTTTTCATCCTTAATGAATGTGTTTTCTAATCTTAAGAATTTATATGCAATAAGCATTAATATAATTAATATTGAAAACCACAGGATACTCTCTACTTGGTACTTTTGTACTATTTCTACTACTTGTTCTTTTTGCATTTTAATTCCAATTTATTTTATTTTTTTAATTACATTTTAGTGGTATATCTTTTTTTAGTTCATCATCATAGTAATACATTTTTTTTAGAACTATCATATCTGGTTCTTTTTTTTGAATCCATTTTTCTCCATCTAGACATACAAACTTGTGTCCATCTGGAAGCATTCCTACGCTATAAAATTCTGGTTCAACATATTTATCTGTTGCAAATAATGATACTGTCAAGAGTGCCAGTGCTATGATTGTTTTCATTTTATAATCCTATTTTTATATTATTTGATGTAGTAACACCTAATTTATTTAGGAAATTATTTACTAGATATGTTTTATCTTTTTTAACTCTTTTTATATGACATATTTTTAATTTTTCTCTTGGATATTGCAATACATCATCCATATCAATAAATCTGGTACTCTTGATTGAACCAATTGTAGTTTCATATGTAATTTCACCTTCATAAAAATTTGCTTTTTTGAAATATGCTTTATGATTCATCATTGAACCTTTCTTATTATTTTTATATATTCTTGAACTTTATCTATTATCCAATAGTTTTTTTTTGCTTCGATACCTTTGTATTCTTTTATAGCAGCTCTTTCATTGTTGTTATGTTTTTCCAATAGGAAGTTATATATTTCTATGCATGCTGCTACTGAGTTTTTTGGTATACCTTTTTCATCTAGTAGTATATTCCAATAATCTGTTACTCCACATATTCCTTCTGCAAATCCACCTGCGTGCTGAGCATCGTGGTTAAAGAATGTTTCAGTACCAGCTAATGCTAATCCATTTACTTTGTCTTTTTCTGAGTATCCAAACGCAACTCCGATATGATACGCTTTAGTTTTGCAGTTTCTGCATCTACTATGTCATTTTGTGCGATCGTTGCTTCTAGGTACTCTATATACTTATTAAGAGATATAACGCTATTTTCCATACTATCTGATCTAGTATAATAATATACTGTAGTTTCTTTTGCTTGATATAGCTGATTATTTAGTTTTTGTTGTACTATCGTACCTTCTATATAATAATATAAAATAATAAGGAGTACCAGAGTTGTGGCAACTATAGATAGTTCTCCATTTAATATTTCTGTTTCTTTATCCATTGTTTATCTCCTAAATTAATTTCAACATCCGATTCAATTGCACTGGTACTCTTGATTATATTAATTTTCTACAATTTTGTAGCTTCCACAAAAGAATATTTCTTTATTGTTTTTATTTGATATAAACTCAATGCAACTATCATCATATGCAATAAAATTGTTTGTATAGTCTGCTCTTGATTGATTAAGCGTAATAGAATATTTTGATTTTTCAATTATTTTATCTATTTCCTTTTGTTTAAAACTTGTATAAAATACTAGTAACATGACAATTATTCCTGAAAATATTATAGTTGCACTAATTTCATTATATATTTTATCTTTCATGTCTATTTTCCTATGTTAAATTTTCTAGCATCCGATATATCTATGGAAGAAAAAAAATAAGACTATCCCGAAGGATAGTCTTTGTTATTCGCAATCTTCTACTCTATAATGTTTTCCATTATCATTGTAAAACCTATTAAGATTTTCTGAGTATTTGTATGTTTCATTTGAAATAACTTTACTGTGTTGCGACAAGCCATTATTATTAAAACATAATAACTGTTTTCCATCATTAAATCTTTTTACTTTCAAATCATCTGGCTCTGAACATCCTGATAAAATCAGTACTGATAGTATTAATATTAATTTACTCATTATGCTATTCCTAGCATAAAGAGTATTTAGATGTCAATACATCTTCTGGTTTTAAGTCACCAATGATTTTAGCGAATGGTTTACCTGATATTTGCATCATAATTGATTCAAGTAAATGAGATGCAGTTATTTCTGACATGATATCATTATAAATTGTTACCATATATTTTGAATGATTTGGATGAGAACCAAAACCATCATGAATTGGTTTAATTGGAAATGCTTTGTAATCTAATGATTTGATACATTTGTTTTTGATAGTAATCAATTGTTCAATAGAGTACTCTGCTAAGTCTTCTTCTTGTAATCTGAACAATACTGCATGAGATATGAAATCATGGTATCCCGTAGCTGTATGTTCTGGATTTAATAGTATGAATTCATCTACAAGAACTATTAAGTCCATCAAAGCTTTTGTATTGTAGTTACATCTGTTGATTAATTCTCTAGCTACAAATCCATCGCATGAGTGGATAATTGATACACCTAATGGAGTTGATTTAGCACTTGGATTGATAGCTTTTGCAATCATTTGAATTGGCATTTGTCCAAATGGATTTACAGTAATTTCTACTGTTTCATTTGGTCTAAGATTACATACGAATCCATCTGGCATAATCCATTTGAATGATGTTCTGTCATCATCCCATAGTGTCATAAATGTCTCTTTAAGCAATGAAACCATTGGAGTTGTATTATCTACAGCTTGATAGAAGTAGTCTTCTATTCCTTCGAAGTATAACTCTTTTAAGTCATCTTTCAATTGTTGTTGAACAAGTATTTTTCCTGCTCCGTATCCACTGATCATATCTGATTGTTTAATGTGTGTTCTGTTAAATTTATATTTCATGTCGGTCTTTCCTTTGTTATTTGTTTTGTTTAGCTATTTCTAGCGCATTCCTAGCATCTACTGCATTAGCAGATGCTTTAATTAGTTGTAACATAATCTTAGCTCTTGTAAAGATATTTGATTTTTGATACAACTCACCTAATCTCTGGCACTCTTGATTTGCACTATCATATAAT